AATTAAAGCAGAATTTTCTTAATCCTACACATTTGGGTATAGTGTCAGAAGGAGATACTACATTTGAACAAAATGTAGTTCTTTGTAATATTACTGATAGTAATATAACTGTTAATGTTACAGCTGCTGATGATACTGCTGCTCAATCTATTGTATTAACACCTGGTTGGAATCCTGTAATAGTTAAAGCTATAACAGCTGCAACTGCTAATACTTTAATATATGGTTGGTAATGCTAATGCTAATGGAGTACCTTTTATTAAAAATGGTACTTCATTTTTAAAAGATAATATTATTCTTTGGTATGACCTTAAGAGACAAGGTGCTACTAATGAAAATATGGCTAATAATCCTATACTTAAAGACCTTAGCGGTAATGGCCATGATGCTACTTGTTATAACTTTGCTTGGAGTAGAATGAGTGGGATTGGTGGGTATTATTTTGATACTTTGACAAAATGGTACACTGCCACGGCTAACGATGGAAAATTAACCGTCAATAATACTAAAATACATATAACAAGAACAACAACAAATTCTGGTATTTATTATTATTTAAATAACAATAAAAGAATTGAATTTAATGATTTTATTGATAGTTATACTGACAGCTCTATAACAATTAAACCTTTTAAAATTAAAGTTAGTGGACTTCCTGAAGGATATGATATAATAATAGACGGGCTATATAATGAAAATGTTGAAGGTTCTCCCAATCAAAAGTTTGGAAATGTTGTTATACATAATGGGGAACATATAATAGACATAGGAACTGCAAATTTGGAAAATGTAGTTTTCAGTGGACAATGTCATTTTCCAAGAATATTTACTACTTCCAATATGCCACAGATAGATTGTGATATAACTATTGAATTTTTACCAGAATACCCCAATGCTCTTGTATCTGATGGAGTGGATGATTATGCTAAAGTAGAAGGATTACCTATACTCACAGATTATACTGTTATTGCTAAGAGAAAATGGATAAAAACAGAATATGATACTTTTGCTACTTTTTCTTCTAAGTCAAATTCTACTACTGATGGAGAATTTATATTTGAACGTTTCAACTTAAATGGTAATCCAGAAGTTTATAGTTTTGGAGTGGCAACAGCTATAGGAACTCTTGCTGAAAACATTACTTATCAAACACCTACTTCTTATAACGGAAAGGTTATTAGTAAAGGTAACTTTCTTGGTGGTGATAGATTAGTATTATTTGGGTTAAGGGGTGCTATGCAGCACTCTAATATATCTCTATATTCCTTTATTCTCTTTGACAGAACTCTTACAGATGAAGAAATTAATTGGGTTAAATATAATCTTATTGAAGGAGATGTTAAAATATGAGATTTATAATTGTTCCTATTAAAGACATGAAAACTATATTTACTGAACAAGAACTTTCCACTATGAGAAAATCTATTGATGGTACTAAAGTTATTGTTCATGAAGAAGTATTGATTAATAAAAGAAATGCTCTTGGTTTTTCTACTTTGCCATCAGAAGATACTGGTATTATTGAATGGACTTATCCTACTTATACTCACAATTCAAATGAGTTAAATAATTTATTAAATAGTAAAGAATGGTATAATGAAGTAAATATTTAAGTTATGAACACAGTTGAAATTAAAGCTAAACTTGAACATGTTTTTAAGTCATTTCCTATAAGTAGAGAACAGAAAGAAGCTCTATTTGATATTTATATTCAACTTATGAATGCTGCTCTTGAAGGAGTTAATCCTGATATGACACAATATGCTAAAAAGACTGATATTCCAGATGTATCAGGATATGCTAAAAAGACTGATATAAAAACTTATAATGCTGCTACAAAAGAAGCATTAGGACTTGTTAAACAAGCTACTACTATTGCGCCTCTCGAAGGTGAGGATGAAATTGCTACGGTAATAAGTACAGTTAATACTCTTATTGCTAATCTTAAAAGTGCAGGTATAATTTCAAATTCATAAAGTTATGGGACGTCCAAATCGTGGTACAGGAACTGCTGGTCCTAAAAGACCTACTGGAACTGGAAATAAAGAACAATATGGTGCTGGTGGAAAGAAAACCACTAAGTAATGAGAAAGTTATTAATGTTGTTGATTAAGTTCATACCCGTCATACAAATGGCGGGTATGCTTTTAAGTAATATTATTTATTATTTTGATATTGATAGAAGAATAAGTTATGGTACTGATTTTCTTATTGGCAATTCTATTATTACTACTTTTCTTATTTATATTTGCAATTATATATTTCATTTTTGTGTTTGGCATAGACTTATAATAACTGCTAATTTTATCAATCTTTGTATCGCTAATTATGATGCAATAATTGGTATTCCTATTTCTGATATTCAACTTCTTATTACATATCATATTATTGCAGCCATATTTATAATTATAGCAACTATAATACATATAAAACAAAAATGATTAGTCCTCGTATTAGAGTTCTTCGTAGTCTTCTTGAAGAAGCTATTAAGAATATTGATGCCGGCAATAGTAATCATAGTGAAGAAGAACTTGATTCTATTATTAAAGATTTAACAAAATTAAATCGTGGTATTAAACGTATAAGTAAACGTGAAGCATGTGATAGGATTCTTCATTGTAGTTTAAGTACGTTTGATAATTATCTTAAACTTGGTCTTATTCCTCCTGGACATAAAGAAGCTGGCTTTAAAGAACTTTCTTGGAGTGAGAAAGATTTTGATGAAGCTACTCTTTATCGTATTAAACGCTATAAAGAAATATATCCTTAAATTAATATTGTGAACATATTATATCATAAAGTGTTGGAATAGACATAGTTACAAGTAAAATTGTAATTATGTCTATTTTAGTTTTGCTCATGCTTATCTTTGAGTTGTAATCGATTACAATAGTATTAATCTAATTATTAATTTAAAAAGTAAAGTTATGAGTGAAACTAAAACTTATGTTTTTGGTCAGGATGCTAATAACAACGTTCTGAACACTCTGATACCTCTTCTTAATCAGAGGGGTATTGATGCGAACACTATTCTTGCTCTTCAAAATGGTAATGGTTTTGGTGCAAATAATGGTGGTTGGTTTATTTGGATTCTTTTCCTACTTGTTTTGTTTGGTCGCAATGGCAATGGCTTTGGATGGGGAAATTGTGACGGTAACGGAGCTGCTTATCTTGGTAATATGATGAACAATGATGCTGGTCGTCAGTGTCTTGAGCAGCTTATTCAAGGTAATGCTTCTAAACTGTCTGAACTTTCTTCTATGCTTAACTGCGATAGTAAAGCCATTCAGAATGCTTTGTGTTCTATTAATTCTTCTATTCAGCAAGTTGGAAGTAAGTCTGAAATGTCTGGTCTGCAAGTTATTAATGCTATACAAGCAGGTAACAATGCTCTTGCTGCTCAGCTTGCACAGTGTTGCTGTGACCAGCGTCTTGCTACTTGTCAGCAGACAAATACTCTTCAGCAGGCAATTAATGGTATTGCTGTTGGACAGGAAAGAGGTTTTGCTCAAGTTGGTTATGCTGCTGCTCAGCAGACTTGTGAACTTCGTGATGCTATTCGTGAGAATACTTCGCAGGTTATCGCAGGTCAGCGTGCTGCTGAACTTCGTGAGTATCAAAGAGAACTTGCAGAACGTGACCGTAAGATTGCTGAACAAGCTGTTGTTATTAATAATGGACAACAGACTGCTATCTTTGGTCAGATGATACAGCAAGCTACTGCTCCTATTGGTGCCGCTGTTGCAGCTTTGCAAAAAGATATAGATGGAGTTAAATGTAAACTTCCTGAGACTACAACTATACCTTATTCTCCTGTTGTAGGAGTACCTACTTGTGTTGCTGCTCAATATGGTCTTGGACTTGGATTTGGTTTACCGTTTGGTCAATGGGGATAAATTATGAGTTTGTTTAATCCTTTCTTTATGGCTAATAGGAATGGTATTCCAAGAATTGAAGCTACCGGAGTAAGTGTTAGTTCTACTGCTGTTACATATAGTTTCCAGCGTAATGCTTTCTATAATAGAAACTTTGCTGGTTTAATTATATTTAGACTTTCTGCTTACACTGCTCCTTCTACTGCCGTTCCTATTATATTTGATACCGATGGTGAACAGCAAGCTGTCACTACTCTTAGTGGTGCTGCAGTTACTTCTGCTGAACTTAACCAATCTGGTGTTTATCTTGCTTTTTATGATGGTAGCACATTGCAACTTTTAACTGGTATTTAATCTATGTTTAGTACATTAGGACAAAATAGCTTATTCTATATCTTAGATAAGAATAATAAACCTGTTCTTAAAATAGGTAAAGTTACTGAAGCTAAAGTTAATCCACAGTTTTATGGTCTTACTAATCAGGAAATGGATATCAAGGTAGATGTTAATGGAGAAGTTTATGAGTTTAAAAAGATTCCTACAAATATGTCTATTCTTAGTCCTTCAGCTGGTATTGTTATTTCTGATAATGCTGAAGACATGACAAAAGAATTTGAAGGAACTGTTAAAACAAGTAAGCAAGCTCTCGAAAGTATAGATTATCATAAAGCTGTTATTGAAAGTCAAGATGAGATTTTTGCTAAACTTAATCCTAAGTATGCTAAGGAGAAAGAGCAAGAGAATAAACTCAATAATCTTGAAAGTAGAGTTGGTAATATGGAACATGGTATTAACGATATTAAAGCTATGCTGTCTCAAATGATAAACGTAAAACAAGGAGGACAATAATATGTATATGATAGAAATTAGTGAAGATAAGATTGATAATATGATGGAACATATTGGAAAGAGTATTAAGTGTCTTAGTAAAGTCGCTGAATGTCTTGAAGATATGAAAAGTGGTTCTGATTATGACTATGACGATGATGAAGAAAGAGACGAGTACGCAGCCGGTGGTAGAAGTATGTATCGGCAAGGTGGTAGAAGCCGTTATGCTCGCGGTGGTCGCTATGGTCGTTATTAATAAGTAATTGATAGGAGCAGAAATGCTCCTATCTTTATTTTTATAGATATGAAACATACGCCATTAGATATATATGATGATATGCCTACTGGAATGAAAAGGTATATTAGTAATTATGGTTTTCATTTTAATCGTAAAGCATATAATTATGCTGTTAGTTTTATGAGAAAGCGTAATCCTAAAACTAATCGTGAAGAAGCCGTAGAACCTTATACTAAAGATTATGTTGATGAACTTCTTGCTAAACATAATATAGAACTTAAAAATAAGATAATGTATGATTATGTTTTTGCTGCTACTATGTGCAAAGCTGATTATCTTGGAAGTTCTATTGAAGATGAATATCATCTTGCTCTTTATATAAAAGATACAGTAGATGATATTGATGCTGATAGTGGTACTACTTTTCGAAGATGGATGCAAACTATGATTGGTAATGGTAATCCAATTGATTGGTATGAAATAGTTTAATATGTTTATCTTATTATTATTGCAGTAGCATATCTTGATGATAATGTTACTGCAATTTTTTTTGAACAAAATTATAGGTTGGCCGTTGTTCTTTTAGGTAAAACTATTATATTTGTGGAGAATAATTATATTTATATATTTACTATTAAACTTATTATTGATATGAGTTCGATTAATCAACTTGTTTCTGAAATTGCTCATTCTGTGAAGCAACCTGACAGTATTCCTGTTCGTAGAGCTATTAAACTTGGTATAATTCATGCTCGTAATGAAGCTATACGTCGTAGTTATGGCAATCATAATTATACTGATAAAATTCTACAACAGAGATTTAAACTTACTCTTACTGATGTTCCTGATGGAGATTTAGCTAATTCTCAAGATGTTGTTAAAGAACGAATTAAAAGAACTACTAATAAAGTTCCTCGTCCTACACGTCTGCTTAATAATCTTCCTTTTCATTCAGTTCGTACTGCTGGAGTAAGAAATACTATTGAAATTGCTTTTGTTAAAGAAGCATCTTCTCGTTATTATGCTAAACTACCAGGAATGTGTCCTGTAATTACTTATGATTATATTAACGAATATATTTATGTTAATATACCTGAAGATAATAAACTTCAAAATCTTGGAGCTATTGTTGTTGAATCTGTATTTGAATATCCTCACATTATTCAAACTGAAACTGTTGATGGAAAATTAGATATAGATAGTATAGATGATAACGACGAATTTCTACTTCCTGAAGATATGATTGGTACTGTTAAGAAACTTATTCTTGAAACTTGGAATCCTAATGTTATTAGAGATACTAATGAAATTCCTTCTGCTAATATTGTAAAATAAAGTATTGTTATGCTGCCAGATATTACTATTAAAGATTTTTATCTTCAATTTATTCATAACGCTAAAATTGATGCAGATAAGTATAAAGATAAACTTGATTTAACTATTGCATCAAAAGATGAATGTTATAAATATATTGATACTAATAAAGATATTCTTAAATCTAATTTTAATATTAATCTTAATATTTATGAAAAAGAATGGGTTAGAAAAGAATATAATCCTAAAGAACATCTTTATGGTATTCTTATTAAACTTCTACCAAGTATAGAAGAACATCCTAAAAGAATTGTTGTACTTCAAGTTATTAAATATTGTAATATACTTCGTGTAGAACATAGATGTCGTAGAATGATTGCTCTTACTGAGAAACGTAAGAATATTAAATTCGGAGAATATCGTAAATATATTGCTGCCTATTATAATAAAGTACATAAATGTATTTTACAAGGTATGGGATATAAGTTTTCCTATGGTATTGGTACTTATGTATGTAATCATTGGAAACTTGATGCTACTAAAATGAAAAATAAAGTTCATCTTGATTATGCAGCTACTTATGCTCGTAAAAAAGAACTTCTTGCTCAAGGTGTTAAACTTTATGATGAAAAAGAAGCTGCTTGGTATGCAGCTCGTAAAATTCCTTATAATGGAGTTGATTATCGTGTTTGGAAAGAGAATACTGATTGGTATGAATTTACTTTTCTTAAATCTCAAATAGTTAAATCCGGCAGCTATGATTATAAACATACCGAATATGTTGCTAAAAAATATAGAGGGATGTCTTATACAAAAATGGCTGATGAACTATGTCATACTGAAGAAGATATTTATAATCTTCAAGTAGATATTAAGTATAAACTTAATATTCTTTTATATAAAGACCCAACAAAATATTTAAATTATGTCCGTAACGCTGAACAAAACAAATACCAACGTGGAGCGCATAATAGCTAAAATTGATAATGATTTTAATCCTGATAATAGTGATTGGATACCTCGTGTTAGTGCTTGGTGTATAGATGCTATGTCTATGATTGATTGTCTTTGTCTTGAACGTAAGAAAGTAAAACTTGCTGTTAAAGATAGAATTGCTACTTCTTCTTGTCCTATTGATAATAATAATATTAAAGTATATGATTCTAATGGTTGTAAAATAAAAGAAGCTAAGGAAGCACAAGATGGATGTGATTGTTCCTCTACGGGCGGAGTGCCAAAGTCTGGAACGATAGAACTTTCTGCATCTGCTGGACTATATGAAACTAACAATCCTATTGCTACTGCCCCAGATTATCTTGTTGCAGAAACTCTTAATGCTGATAAAGAGTGGCCTGGTCGTTATAGAATTAATGAATATAATCTTGGACAAGATAATGCTAAAGAACGTAATTATGTTCTTGTTGATTGTAATAAAATAGAATTGAATTTTGATACTGATTGTATTGTTATTGAATATGATGCGGTAAAAACTGAACCTACAAGTCTTGGTTATGAGCTTCCAGTTATTCCTAATAATGGTGTACTGATTGAAGCTCTTGTTTATTATTGTATGTATAAGATGCTTTGTAGAGGCTATGTTCATAAAATTTTTAATTTAAGTGCTTCTCAATATGGAACTAATCCTTATTTTGAATGGCTTAGATTAAAAGATGAAGCTCGTCGTAGTGTTCTTGCTAATCAATTTAATAGTGACGAAGATATTACTAAAATTCTCCGTAGCAACTTCTATATTAATACTTTTGACCCTCGCAGATAATAGCTATTATTAGCTATATATTCGTTTTTGATATATAAGGTGATTAATTAATAAGCCCAGATATTATAAAGCTGTATATAGCTTCAAAATGAAATATTTAAAATAATATTATATAATTATGCCACAAGTTGTTCCTAAACTTAATCTAAATAAACATCCAAGTGAAGTTAGTAATGGCGGTGTTATTAATGCTATGAACATGATGGTAAGTAATGACAATGCTGTCATTCAAACTGAACCTATTATTAGTTCGAGTGCTATTAATGATAAATTAATTTCTTTAATTGGAAATAATGTTTTATATGAAATTAAATCTGTTATTTCTTGTAATAAAGAACTTATATTTTTTATTGTTACAGATGCTCCTTCTGCAACTATTGATATATATAGATATAATGAAGAATTAGATTCTGTAAAATATGCTACTACTACTGATTATCATAATGGTACTATTATAGGAACTTTTACTTATAACAATAACAATCTTATTATTGCTTTTAGTGAATATTTTGAAGACGATAATAATTCTATTCCTCTTAAAGTTATTAATTTAGGGGCTTTTGATAAAATTAGTAGTCAAAATGAAAATCAATTAGAAAAGTCTGTTCTTCATAGTATTTGTCCAGAAGTTAATGTTCCAAAAGTAAGAATTAATTATATTGATGGAAGTGCTAATAAAGGATGGTATTATATATTTATAAGATATAAAATTAGTGAAGATACTTATACCCAATGGTTTGATACTAATACTCATGCTTTAGTAGATTCTTTTAATGGCACTCGATTTTTTAGTCAATATATATCTAAAGATGCACCTGGAGATAGGAATCCAAAAGGTATTTTTATTTCTTATGCTGAAACTTATGTTTCTGACGATACTGATGTAAGTAAAATTAGTTTTAATTGTAATGTAAATGATAAGGATACTAATTATGATTATTATCAATTAGGTTTTATATGTGTTAATAAATCGACTACAAAAGCATATAGAACTAATGATATTTTAATTGATATTAATCAATTTACTTTTAGTAATAATAGCGTAGTTGAAATTTCTGCTGTTGATATTATTAATACTTATAATAATTATTATAATGTTAAAACATTAACTACTGTTAATAATAGACTTTATATTGCTAATTATAAAGAACATTCTATTGAAAATGAAGTTAAAGATAAACTTTCTAACATTAATCTTTCTATTACTCAAATAAATACTAATGTAGATTTAAATCTCTATGATTATAATCCAGAACAAATAATTGCTGAATATACTACTAATGATTATAATCTTAGAAGAGTATGTAATTTACATGAAGATGGATTTTATTATTATAACGCCGTTGGGGCTATTGTTCAAAATACGAAAATGAGTGGTCTTAGATATGAATTTGTAACTCTTTCTGATATAGATGAAGATAGTACTATTACTATAACCTATGGAAGTAAGACTGAACAAATTTATGCTAAAAACCTTATTATTGCTCCGTTTTATCAATTTCAAGATTCTTTAACTAATACTCGATATGGAAAAGTATTTGTTAATAGAAATGGAGTTTTGGACGATATTACTCCTAATGGTTGTCCTGATACAGTTGTTTATATTAATGCTCCTGGAAGTGGTAGTGCTTCTGATAAATATGGAGTAATGGTACAAGATAATTCTAAGTCTTCTGATAGTGTACCAGGATTAATTAAAATTAATACTTTTGCTGTTTCTAATAGTTCTAATGTTATAAAAGAACTTAATACTGTTGGAATTTATCCTGGTCAATATTATAACTTCTTTGTTCATTTTATTGATAAATATGGGCAAATTAGTAATGGATTTAATATATCTAATTTTAATGTTAATACTACTATTGAGAAAGGATATAATAAATTAAATAATTTACTATTATATATTCCTGTTCCAAATAATACTGGTTCCACAGGAGATAATTTTAAAGTTACTTTAAGATTTAATCTTACTTCTGTTCCAGATGGAGTCAAAGGTTATTTTATTAGTTATGAAAAATTAGAGAAAGCGGTTAAACTTAATGGTGTCACCAATGTAAACGATAAAGGAGAAATTTGTTTTTATACTGATGAACTTAATTTTGCTGATTCTATAGATTTTAATTTTAATAAACTTAGAGTTTATAATTCATTCGCTGTTATTAATAATGATTATGTAAATAAAAAAGTATTTGACCAAACTAAATATCTATATAAATATAATGATGACTATGAAGATATAACTATAACAAATAAAGAAATTAGAGCTGCTGATAGTTTTAATAATATACTATCTTCTACTTGTATTGTTCTTACTTTAGGAGAAAGAGAAAGTAGTGTTACTGAAAAAATAGCTTCTCTTATTTTGGACGATGCTTATAATTTCTATAATAATGAAGTTAAAACTCTTATTCCTTGTAGTGATATAAATTATAATTTATATTCTAATCTAATAGTTAATACTCAAACTGCGTTTGTAAGTTTAAATCACGCTATTGTTTTTAATAATGTTTATTATAATGATGCTATTAAAATATTTCAAGAAGAAAATAGTGTAGATGCACAATATAAAGTATTAACTAATTATATATGGTATGGATATTCTGAAGTTCCAGTTGAAACTCTTAAGTTTAATAATAATCCTGTAACTACATTTTTTCCTATTGAAGGTCTTAATACTACAAATGAAAATGAAAAAACATTTATTGTTGGTAATATTGTAGAATGTAAAAATACTGTTGATTTATATCAACAAAATAATACTACTGTTGATAGTAATTATCCTAAAAGTCTTGATTGGTATAATCCTAATAATACTTATGAAAATAATTATACTAAAACTATTCGTAGAAGTAATATACTACAAGATGAATCTCATACTAATTCGTGGAGAGAATTTAGTCTTGAACAATATAAAATTATAACTGAAAATAAAGGAGATATAATTAAACTTATATCTATTGGTTATTATTTTATTGTTCATACTCAACATAGTATGTTTTTATTTAATTCTACAAATAGTATTAAATCTAATGAAGATAGTAATCTTCAACTTAGTTCTGTTGATATTTGGGATATTGATTATAAAGAAGTCATTACAAGTCAACTTGGTTATGCTGGCATTCAAAAAGAATACTCTGGTATTATAGGTAATTTTGGATATATATTTTATGATGCTGACGCAAGAAGATTTTATAAATATGATAATAACAATATTACTTATATAGATGATGACATTAATAATTTTGTTAATAAATTAATAGGTTATAATGTTCATTTTACTGATGATAAAAAACGTAATCGTTTGCTAATTTGTTTCATAAAAGATAATCAAGAAGATATTGTTCTAAGTTATAATTATAGAACAAATACTTTTGTATCTTTGCATAGTTATAGATATAATAGAGGATATAATACTAAAGAAAATATTTATCTTATATCTAAATATGATGGAACAAAAAAGTCTGAAATTAATGTTTATTCAGATAATACTTTTAATAATGCTTATATTGAAGTAATGCTGAACGCTAATTATTATATGATGAAGTATATTGAAAGTTTAATATATAAAGTTCAGATTGTTACTTCCGTTGCTGCTAATAATTATTCCCCCGTAGAGGGAACATTCGACTTATATGCTGCTGATTTTTTAAGAGTTTATAATGTTCACTGTGATACTAAAGATATAGATGTAACTTTTGATAATGCTGCAAACGAAGTGAATGTTGTCATGAATTATACAAAACCTTATTGGCGTTTTGGTAATTGGCATTTTAATGCTCTTAGAAATAATCTTGTTCCATATATTAATAAAGAGCATATAGCTGAAGAATGTAGTCGTATATTTGGACATTGGTTTGTTGTTAAATTTACATTTAATAAAGAACAACAAGTAGAAATAGAATATGTAGATGGTAATTTTATTAATGCTGAAAGTATATGAAAAGAAGACAAATAAAACAGAATAAAGCATTTTTAGGTGCTGTAATTGGAGGTATTACTGGTTTGGCTGGAAGTTTAATTGCTGGTTCTCAGTCTAAGAAAATAGCTGAAAAACAAGCTGAACAACAGCAAATTGCTCAAAATAAAAATGATACTTATCAAATGGCTGCGAATCTTTCTAATGCCTATAATAATCAAGAATATGTTAATCAATTTAATGATAAAGTAACTTTTAAAAGTGGTGGTAAAATGAAAAAGACTAAGGTTAATTCTCGTAATATAGTTTCTAATGCTAAAAAATTTGCTTGTGGTGGTAGGAAGAAAGCATCATGGGGGCTTGAAGATACTACGTCTGTTATAAGTGGAGCTACAAATGCTCTTAGTAATATTATTAATTCTACTGTAAATAAAGCGGATACCACTATTAAACGTGGTCTTCCTTATACTGCAACTGCAAAGGAAAGTATTAAACAGCCTGATTATATTGCTAATCCTGATAATCTTATTAATCCTAATGCTGCTTATATGCGATGCGGAGGCCGGGCCAAAAGCAAATGCGGAGGTAGGACTAAAAAATCTTGCGGAGGCCGTAAATAGCTGTTATTAGCTTCATATTCTACTAAATTATGTCAGCTTATAACTATATCATATTTAATATAAAGTGGATATATGAGACTGGAATTAAGTCATAATAATTAATATTTTTCTATTATATATGTCTAATCGTAAAGTTCGCAAACCTAATGTAATTCGTGGTGGAACTGCTGTTCCTCTTGGACGTAACTACTATTATATGTCTGGGCGTAAACATGAGACCGGTGGTATTGATATAGGAAAGAATCCTCGTACTGGTCTTGAAGTTGAAGACGGTGAAGTTATGCACGTTGGTAAAAATGAAATTAAAGTATTTAGTGCTCAGCCTTTTCTTAATGGTAAATCTCCTGCTCAACGTGTAATGCAGGGCGATAATCCTAATGCTGTTTTTAATGCTCAAGAACGTTTTAAGAAACGTAATAAACTTAATGATGATGGTACTAAAAAGAAACGTATGGGTGGATTAAGTAGAGATAAAGATTATGGGTCAAAGTCTAAGCCTTATCCAAGTGTTAAGTCTGGAGACTTTGCTGGTGGACATAGAAGTTATCCTATTCCTACTAAAGCTGATGCAAGAGATGCGTTAAGACTTGCTGGTCTTCATGGTCGTAGTGATGTTAAAGCTAAAGTTTATCGTAAGTATCCTGAGCTTAGAAAGAAAGCTCGTAATGGTGGACTTTATTCAGTTACAGTTAATGGAATAACAAAGTTATATCCATTTCCCTCTACGGGCGGAGTGCGTAAGTCTACAACGTCTAAACCGGCTAAAACTGCTAAACGTTCTAAATATGTAACTGGTGGTAATAAAAAAATTAATGACCAATATACAAGACCATTAAATATTTCTGATATGAATACTTTTAGTTCTATGGAACAAGTTCCGAATCCTTTTATAAGTGAAGTTACTGAAGATAGTAATACAAATGTTCCTTATGCTTTTGCAAGAAGAAATAGTGATATTACTGACCCAGAAAAACTTAATATTGCTTATCAAAAAGCAAGCGGAACTTATCCTAATTGGTTTAGACGTACTTATAATGCTGCAAAAGATTATATAACAAAAAATCCTAATACGATAGACGATGCTATTGGTCTTGTATCTAATATTGGTTTTTCTATTGCTGGTCGTAATACAAATAATCGTATGCTTGATAGAATGAGATATTCTCCTCAACCTGTTGCACGTCAAGCTGCTAAACTTAAAACTCGTATTAATATTAATCCTCAACTTGATAAAATGCGAGAAAGTCTTGCTGAATATGAAAGAGCAATAGATAATAATACTGTAAGTTCAAGTGTTGCTCTTGCAAGAAAACAACGTGCTCGTCTTGCTAATATACTTCAAACCAATGAACTGTTTGGTAATAAAGAAAATCTTGAAACAGAATTGATTAATAAAGATAGACTTAATCAACAAGCTGTTGCTGATGCCAATATTAGAGATTATAATACTTGGTCTGAAAATAAATCCGCTTTTAGAAATGCTATTCTTAATCAAAAGGCTGAAAATGATATTTCATTGTTTAATAATATTAATGCCGGTGTTCAAGATGTTATTGCCCGTAGAGAGAAACGAGAATCTGAATCTCAAACTCGTAAAGCTATGATGGCTGGTTATCCTAATGTTAATCCAAGATTGCTTAGAACTCTTGGCATTAAAGGTATTAGTGATGAAGATATTGCTAATTGGGATAAGGCTTATGACAAGAAATATCGTAGAAAAATAAAAGGTAATAATAGTGAAGATTAAATATATACTAATATGAAAACATTTCAATATACTACTCGTGATTATACTCCGTCTATTGATTTGGAAGTATTAGGTAGAACATATAATACTCTTGAAGAAGGTCATAAGGAAGCTGTGAAAGCAGCTTCCGATTTACGTACTGCTATTGGTCAGCTTGATATGAATGAAGCTGAAGACGGCTATAAACAAGCTCTTGCTCAGAGTATTGAAGATACGATTGATGAAAATACTGTATTTGGAAACTCTTATGCTGCATTAGATGATATAGTTACCAAAGCTGGAGATATATCTTCTAACCAAGGTGTTCTTGGAAGACTTCGTGCTCAACAAGATTATAAAGCTTTTAAAGATAGAGTTGAAAATGATAAAACTCTTCCTCAAAGATATAAAGATTATTATCTTGAAAAGAATCCTTATCATTATGAAGATAAATTTGATAAAAACGGTAATGTAATTGGAGGAACAAAATGGACTCCAAATACTTCTCCTACTAATGTAGTTCCTTTGAATCAACTTATTTCTCAAGGTATTCAGTGGGCTGCTAAAGAAAAAGGTGGAGGAAATGTTACTCGTTTTATAGATGTTAATGGTAATATTACTACTGACCCAACTAAAGCTTATGATGGAGAAGTATTTAATACTACAACTCAACAATGGGAACGTCTTAGTCGTGAGAAAATTTGGCAAGGTATTCGTGCTTCTATTGATTCTACTCCTGGAGCTAAAGAAAGTCTTAAACAAGATTATGATATAGCTATTTGGGCACATAATAAACAAGTTGAGGCTAATAATGGACAACCTGTTGTTAGTGAAGTTACCGATGCAAATGGTAAACTTCTCGACGAAGGTCAATATTTATTTAAAAGAATAGACCCTGCTGTTCAAGCTGCACAGTATTATAATTCTACTACAACTACTTCTTATGGTAAGGGTCTTGCTACTTATAGAGCTGCTCAAGCAAAAGCTAAAGCTGCTGAAGATGAATTTAAACTTAGAATGTCTCAAGCTACTATGAGTGGTAGAAATACTCCTGTTAGTGTTAGTGTAGATACAGCTTCTGAGTTTATGTCTACTCAAAGTCAATCAAGTAACGCTATTAAAGAACTATATAAAAATATTACTGGAAGAGATTTATTTATTAAACAAGGAACTCGTATTGGTAATATGGAGCGACTTCTTGATAAAAATAATGTTCCTGTTTCAGATAGAATAGCTCTTCGCAATCTTGTTAAAATGTATAATGAAGCTACTGATAATCTTAATTCTTATACTGAAAATATGAGTGAAGAAGATAGAAGAAAGTTTGAAGCTGCTACTCGATTTAAAAGTGGTGGTTCTATTTTATCTTCTCAAAATGGTGGTTCTAAATTTGATGATAAAATTATTACAGCTCAAAATGCTTTATATGGTTCTAAAGGTCATACCATTAAAATTAATCTTGGTACTAAAACTCTTAAAGCTATAAAAGATATTATATCTGGAGGTCAATATAAAGGATATGATAATCTTGGTATTAGAATAGAAGGAAATTCAATTTTTGTTCCAAGAGATAAAGAAGATGTTCTTCCTATGCTCGCTTCTATTATTAATAAAGCAGAAAGTAGAGCTAATGCAGGATTTTTACCTACTATATATCAAGCTATTAATAATGGTTTCGGAAGATATAGTATTCAAATACTTGATGCTAATGGTAATGATATTAATGCTGGAGTAAGTCAAATAAGATATGGAAGCGAATCTAATCCTCGCGGTACTTCTGAGAAAGAAGTTATTGATAGAAGTTATATTAGACGTTTAAGAGAAATAGGCAATGCTTATGATGATGCTGTTTCTCAAACTGAAAAACTTTCTACAAAATATAAAGTTAATCCTACTACGATTGATGTAAGTAGTCTTAATTTTGACGGTAATAATTTTACTGAACAAATGCTGCTTAATCAATTTAATAAAGGTCTTATTACTCAGCAAGAGTATAATGCTAACAGAGAATACTTTAATAAGTCGTTTGACGATATATTATCTAATCAAGATTTTAGTCAAACAGATATGTATTATGTTGAAGAAGGTGGTACTAAAAAACGTGTTGTTGATAGTGGAGAAAGATTTAATCTTGGAGGAGAAATACTTCAAGCTATTAAAGATAAACGTGCTATAATAAGTCCTTCTTCTGTTGCTGGTATTACTGACCCCAAAACTGGTAATGTTATGCCAGGATATAATATTACTATTCTTCCTAAAGTTAATAATAAAGGTGAAGTTGTTGGTGATGGAAAACAAAAGCGTTTTTATATTCCTGGTCTTATAAATGAAACTGCTTCTCAAATGATGATGTCTGACCCATATATTCAAGCATGGAATTTAGTTTCTGTTACTGGCGGCACAAAAACTACTCGAAATATACTTGATGATAATACTAATCCTTCTCTTGGAAATATGACTTTGACAGGTCTTGGACAAGATATGTTTGATGTAAGTTTTGGCGGTATTAATAAAGTTATTAATTCTACTTCTGCTGTAAATTTAACAGAAGCTATTAACGATTATAATTATATAAAAAATATACATCTTGCTTCTGGTGGAGGAAATGTTATAGATAAACGCCAAAGAAATACTATTGCTAAAAGTGCAAAAGCTATTGGAGAAACTTTAGGTATTAATCCTGAATATGTACTTGATAGATTGCTTCAAGATATTAATCAATAAGATACTAATATGGATTTAAATGATTTTATAGAGAACGGAGCACTTGTTAAAAATCCTAATTATAAGAAACCCAGCAAGAGAAATCCTGCTGGGTCTCCTCGTTTTTTAGTTAGTGATAATATAGAAGATGCTTATGATAATGGAACTCGTATAGGTAAAATGCTTGCCGAACAGAGTTATGATTTGACACATCTTAATAATGCTGAAAATAGATATGAAGATTATGGTGTGCATATAAATCCTGTGAATACTGAAGAAGAACTTCAACGTGAAAGAGCTGCCAATCAAGCGTGGGGAGAACAACTTGGTAATGCAGTAGCTCAAGCTGTTGGTAATGAAATAGTTCTTGGAACAGCTTTAGGTCTTAGCAATCTTGTAGATGCTGCTATAAACTTTACTGCTGAGAAAGGAGAAAATGATTATACTAATCCTATAAGTCAATTTCTTGAAGAAAAACAAAATGAAATAAGAAATCGTCTTGCTATTTATAGAGAAGACCCTAATGCTACTTGGGCACTTGGAGATTTTGGTTGGTGGGCTGATAATTCTGTTAGTATTGCATCTACCGCTTCTATGCTTATTCCAAGTACATTAGCTATGAAAGGTATTGGGCTTGTTGGTAAAGTAGCTAATATGGGTAGTAGACTTTCTCGTGGTATAGCTAAAGCATATAGAGGAATTTCTGGTTCTACTCGTTCAGTTAATAGACTTGCTAAAAGTATATCTGCTGGAACAGAAATTGGTGGTAGTGCTTTTCTTTCTCGTACAATGGAAAATTATCTTGAAGCTCGAGGAGTCTATACTGATATTTATGATAGTACTCTTAGTGAGATTAAGAAAATGTCTCCTGAAGAGAAACAAAAGATGATTGAACGTAATCCTCAACTTGCAGGTAAAACTGATGAAGAAATGGCTCAATATATTACCGGGGCAAGTGCAGATAAAACTTTTGCTAATGATTATGCTATGTTACTTATGGACGTAGCTCAATTTAAGGCTATTAGTTCTTTATGGAAAGGTATTGCTAAAAAGACTCCTACTGCTAAGTTAAGAACTGAAAATCAAGCTGCTATTAAAAGTCTTGTAGGCGAAGCTGCTGATGATTCTACAAAAATAGCTTCTAAAAATCCTTGGCTTATTAATAGAGTTGATAGAATTAAAGAGGCTATGAAACATCCTCTTACTACTGCAGGAGCTATTGAATGGTCTGAAGGTTTTGAAGAAGCCTATCAAGGTGTTCAGACTGAAAAAGGAAAAGAAGTTGCACAAATGATTCTTGACCCCGAATATACTCCTCGTACTATTGATAGTTATATTACTGACCCAGAAATATGGGAACAGGCGTTTTGGGGTGTTCTTGGAGGTGTAGGTTTTCATGCTGCTGGTAAAGCTCTTGGCAATGCTTATCGTAAAATTTCTACTAAACTTAAAAAAGATAAACTTAGTGATGAAGATTTTGCTACAAATATGACCGCAGATGAAAAGATTCGTGCTGCTGAAATTAGAGGTCGCGCTGCTAAGAATAAAGATTTTATTGATAAAATGAATCTTCTTAATAATCTTAAGAATCCTTATGATTATAAGAAAGACCCTGTTACTGGAGAGCGTGTTAAAGAAGATGGCGTAGATGTTCATAAAGCTATTACTCCCGAAGAAGCTGAAATAATGAAAGCTGAATTGGTTAATGACTATATATCATCTATGACTATGGAAGCTGTTGATGCTGGTAATTATGAGCTTCTTAGAGATTATGTTTCAAGTCCAGAATTTGAAAGATATTTTAAAGAAGCTGGTGTTGAAATTACAGCTGCTGACCAACAATTTAATCAACAACTTCTTGATAAAATGGAAGATGTTTATAATACATATTCCGACGCTCTTTATAATATTCTTAGAAATACAGAAGTAGATAACGAATCTGTTGCTAAAATTGCTGCTCGTGAGATTACTCGTGAGACTCTTGCTCTTCAAGAAATGAATGAAAGACATGAAGTTCTTACTGATAAGATTAATCAACTAAATACTGATGATGGTACTATCTTAGATAATTATAAACGTCGTGCTGTATCTAATTACGTTAATAGAGAATTAAAACGTGTTGATAAGATGCAGCAAAGTATGTATGATGATTATAGAAATCATAGAATTAGTGAACAGGCTAAAAATCAGTATGAAAAAGATTATAATACTTATAGAAAAAGTCTTATTAATTTCTTAAAAGAAAATAATCCTTTTGATAGTACTGTTCTTAGTGAACAATATAAAACCGTTATTGATAAATTTAGTCCTAAATCTACCAATGTTGAAAGTATTGCTCAAGACTTGGAAAAAATAATGGACCAAATTGATAATGCTATTAACGCTGAAAATGATGGAAATATTACTAAAGCACTTAAAGAACTTGTTGATAAAGATATTAATCTTAGTGCTCAGAGAGTTCATCAAGCAAATATACTTCCTAAAACTCAAGAAAATTATGTAGATAGAGTTAATGATACTGCTCAACAAGTTGATAAACTTGCTAAAAAGAGATTTGATGATGCTGCTAAACAAGTTGAAGATTATATTATAAAACAAGAAAATCTTCAAAAAGCTCTCGAAGATGTTGTTGCCGGAAATATAGCTGAATTAAAAGAAGCTAATGATATTCTTAAATTAGGATATTACAGTACTGATGGATGGTATAGAAGTATTCTTGCTACTGTTCGTGAAGAAGCTAATAAACGAGCTAAAGAAGAAAAGAAAAAACAAGAAGCTGTTATTGATGGTACTAAACAAAATCCTGAAAAATCTTCTCAAATTAGAAGTGATATTGATGCTGTTGAAAGCAAAGGTCAAGCTGCAAATAATCCTCCCTCTACGGGCGGAGTGCAACAAACTCAAGGTCAAAATCAGCAACAAGGGCAACAATCTGCTAAACAGTCTCAACAAGCTGTTGATGTTAATTCTGGCCAACAAGATGCAAGACGTTCTGCACAACAAGAAGCTGGTCAAGCTGCTTTAACTAAAGAAGATGTAGCTGAATTTGATAAAGCTGCTGCTAAAGAAGCAACTAATCTTGGAGCTGATTTAGAACCTGATGCTAACGATATGGCTGTATCAAGAGCTTCAAATGAAGCATTTACTATCTTTAGAACTTCTCGCAATCTATTTGATGATGCTTTAGGAAAAGATATGAATAGTGAAGAAGTTCAGAAGATTGTTGATATAATTACTGATGTTCTTGTTAATAATGGAGTTAGTGCTGGTTTTGCTCCTGTTGCTGCACGTAGAGGTCTTAAAGTAGCTCTTGGAACTATGTCTCGTCGTCTTGAAAAACGAGATGCTTCTAAAGCTGAACAATTTAGACAACTTGCTGATAGTATTGCTGTTAAACAGGACCTTAGAAAAGATATGGCAGCTGCTACTACAACTGCTTCTATTGAAGAGTTTAATAAACTTATGGATGATTTTCTTGATAGTTATGTTAAACTTTTAGGAATTACTGAAATTAAAGGTCAAAAGACTATTATTAATCTTGAAAGACTATTTAATGAAATAGTTAATAATCCTGACATTGGTATTGATATGAATACTGCTTTCTATATTTTATATAATATGAAAGATTATATTCGGGATACTGATGACTTTGGTGGAAAATATATATTTACTAAAAGAAGAGAACTTAATGCTATGCTTAAAAATCCTGCTGAATTTGCTAATGCTATTGCAGCTGCGAATGCTAAAGAAGTTCAGCTTGATAATTATATGCATATTTCTGCAAGTTCTTCTAAAGGTCCTGATTATAAATATATAATAGATAAACTTCGTAATGGAGATGATGTAGAAGTTGAATATTCTGCTTATAATAGAGATGGACAACCTACTTCTATAAGGTTTACTGTTGATGGTAAAGAAATAGGATTTATTGCTCCTGTATATCCCGGAAAAGATAATAATACTTATAGTTCACTTATTGGTAAAGGTGGTGGTATTAATTATATAGTTACTAAAAATGGAGATATTTATACTTCTAATACTGATGATTTATTTAACGCTATATTTGATGAAAATAGTCGTCTTTGGGATTTAATTAATAAACAATATAGACATAATATTGATGGTGCTAATAAAGGTCTTACAGCTAAAGAAGCTGAAGAATTTATGAAACATCCTGCTATTAAGAAGGCTATTGCGGAAAGTGTTATTATTAAAAAAGAAGTTTGGGATGCTACTAACAGAAAATATAAAGATGCTCATAATACTGATTTAGAACGTGCTCAATTTATTATTTATAAACTACAAAATATTATATTTTATAATACTTTTGCTCAAACTATGGGAGAGTATGAAAGTAGTTATAGACAATGGATTGAAAATGTATTTACTAATTATCAGAATACTCATAAGATTCAAACTCAACTTGATAAAGAGGGAAAAATTCGTACTAAATTTGCTGGTTTAGCTGCTGCTTATGGAAGAGCAAGTGAATCTGCTAATGTTCTTATTGATGAGATAGAACATCCTATTGATGAAGTAGGACTTACTTATTATAGAAATCCTATTGTAGGTATTGTTCGTACAGATGATGGGGTAATGGCTATTAATGAAGGAACTGGCAAAACTATTTCTACCATGTCTCCTTTTATGGAAGGTACTATGGGTATGCTTATAGGTGGTCGTGAAACTACTCCTATTCTTGCTTTGTTTACAAGTGCTAATAAAATTAGTAAACATCATAAAGAAGCTCTTAAGAAAGAACTTACAGATATTCTTACAGGTTTTCAAACTGGAAAATATACTTTTGAACAAGTTGATAAAAAACTATCTGCATTGTTTAATGGTGCTGGTATTAAACTTCCTACTATATTTAGAGGTTACAGTGTAGTTCATAGCGGTAGTCGAATTGCTTTACAAGTTGGAGGAAAAGAACATTCTTATAATCTTGTTATTAATAAGTTTAAACATGAAAGTTCTGAAGTAGGTACAGGTATTACTTATGCTCCCGATGGAGATATTGAAAAATCAAAAAGTACTATTACTGTTGATAATAAATTTATAGAAGCTATTGTAAATGAAATTGTTGATAATGTAGTTTATAATAGAACTTTCTATACTCTTAATAATCTTGATAAAGATAATACTACTGATAATCCTTATATGTACAAGGAAAATGGAAAGTTTGTTGTAGAACTTGGTGGAGAAAAGACTGTTTATGAAAACTTTGGTGATTTTGTTTTAAAAGAAAAAGCTTTTAATACTAATCAAGGTAGAAATGAATCTGGCGGATATTTTGATAATACAGATAAAGTCAATTCTCTTTATGTTGACGTTTCTGTCGTTGAAGAAGCAACTCCGCCCGTAGGAAGAACACAATCAATAGCTGATACTATTCGTACTGCTTCTGAAGATAAATTTAATGATACTAAAGATATTCTTAGCAAAGCTGGATTTAACGATGCTACTATTAATTTCTTTCTTGGAAATAACGATTATAAGATACCTCTTATTCCTACTCAATACGGTTATGATAGTAAATTGACCAAAGAATATGCTGTATATCGTAATGGTAAAATTTACTTTGGTAATGCCGGAGCTAATGAAGCAAATCGTTCTCCTCGTACTCTTCGACGTCTTCTTCTTCATGAAACTCTTCATGGTAAATTTGATGAAAAGAAACTATTTGAAAGAGAAAATCTTGTTGATGAACTTTTTGATACTTATAGAGCTGTTGTAGAAACATACGAGGATATTATTAAAAATAGTAACCCTGATAGTGACGATTATAAAAATGCTGTATTAGTAAGAGATTGGATTGAACTTAATAAATTTAATCCTATTGATTATTTTACTAAATTTACTGCTGAAAGAAATGCTGAATATGCAGCAATGAGTGAAGAAGAACGTCGTAAAATATTTGCAGAAGAATGGCTTGTTGAATCTCTTACTCAACCTCTTATTATGAACTTCATGAATACTCATGAATATCTTGTTGACGGTAAACGTGTTGAAGTTCAAGTTGAAGGTATTGCTAATGAAAAGAAATCTATATGGCAGAAAATTATTGATTTACTTCTTAAATTATTTGGAATAGGTAGGACTAATGTAAAAAATAATACTATATTTGCACAACAATATTATATATTAGGTAATCAGGATACTACTATTAAAGATACTGTTAATGCTAAAAATGATAATACTGTTGGTGATAAAGACGTTGGTAAAGATACTACTAAAAAAGAACAAGGAGCTGCTATTAATCCTCCTACTAACCAGCAACCTACTCAAGAACCAGAACCTACTGATGATGACCCTGATTGGGGTAATCCTGATGCAACCGATGATACCCCAGTAGAACAACATAAGCGTAAGATTAATCTTAGAAGAAATAGAGAGCGTCTTGCTGCGACTACTACTGCTGATGAGTATATTATTGACCATGTAGCTAATGACGGTGATGCTACTGCTGAAACTTTCGGCATTACTCGTATTACTAATATGGCTGACTATATGAGTATGTTCCCTGAGCAGGATAAGCCAATTATAGCTAAAATGCTCGACACTGGCGAGATTAAATACGCTTGCCGATAAATAGTAAGCCCATACTATATCCGTCAAATATGTAGCTAAAAACAGCTATGTGTTTGGCGGATTTTTATTTATAACCGCATGACAAAGATATTGTTATGGAATGTTTTGAATTTGGTTTTAATATCAATAATGATGTTGATAACAAACTTTATAAGTCTGTAGAATTTGTTGCTGATGGAGATAAAATTAAAGCAAAAATTCTTGCAGGTTATGTTAATAGTCAAGAATTTCTTGATTATTGTAAACAAAGTGATAAATTTGATTCTTCTAAAAGTCTTGTAGGGAATAATCAAAATGTTGTAAGAAGTCTTTTGCGTAGATATTATCGAGAGAATCATAAAAGTGTTCTTGAAAGTGCTGCTAAATTACAAGCTGATGCTCTTCAAGGTTTTGGAAGTGTTCGTGCTAAAAATGAAGCTCTTGAATTTACTGCTACTATAATTAGTCGTACTTATTATAGTCTTAAACAAGAAGCAAAAGATGCTGGTGTTAAAATAGATAGAGAACGTGTAATACTAAGTTCTATGGAAACCATAGAAAATCATTATATTGATAATTGTGTTACTCCGTTATATTTATCTATTAAAGATGAACATGAAAATGATAAACTTGTAAAATCGTATAAAGATGCTTACAATGCTTCACAAGATGCTGCTGATAAGCTTGATGAGGTATATGATAATGAAGAAGCAACTGATGAAGAAATAGAAGCTGCTGAAAAAGAATATACCGAAGCTAATCGTAAACTTTATAATGCTGCCCATGCTATGGTTGCTGAATATGGTAATCCTGTTCAAAAGAATTATAATAATTTTGTTGAACAAATGAAAGGTAATCCTAACGCATGGTTTAATAAAGCATTTGAAAATTCTAAACTTGTATCTATTGTTAATGAGTTTAAAGGAGTTCTTGAAAGTGATAAACTTATTAATGAAGATTATGATGATGAAAACGATTCTGTCAATTCTAATGCCGAAAGTAGAGATGAGATGTCTAAATCTTGGGAAGACAAACTTTGGGCAAGTTTTGATAAAGCTGTTGCTGCTGATTTAAAATTATATTTTAATAATCTTTTTAAACTTAGCTTTAAAGGAGTTCTTGGAGATAAGAATTATAATTATGATACTAATAATGAAGTTGGTGTTCCTATGACTATGGGAGCAAACTTTGTTATATCTCAGCTTATTAATTATGGAAACTATAATTCTGTTAATGACTTTATTGAAAGTATTATTAACATGAGTCAACAGATTCCTGAATTATATGGTTTTATTGCTATTGCTAATAGAGCTGTTGAAGACCCAGTATTTGCTAATTATCTTTTTACTCAACTTGCTAACCCAAAGATTATTAAGACTATGACCATTATCAATGAAAATGGTATAGAATTTAGTCAATCTAATAAATCTGCTGAGGCTCTTAGCTATGTTGTTTATAATATGCTTAATACTACTCGTTCCTCTATGAGGTCTTTTTATGAAGAAAGTGATATTGAAATACTTGGAAATATTCTTAATCGTATTGCTCGTATAGATAATAAACTTCTTCAGAATGAATTTAACCCTGCAAGTCGTGATTATGGCAAACTTAAATTTGAAGATACTATTTATAATGTTCTTCGCAAATATTATCCTCAACTTAATATAGTTGCTCTTAAATCTTATATCACTTCTGACCCAAATAATATTAAAAAGAATTTAACTCGTCTTATTCAAGAAGTTAATAATCTTGTTAGAACTACTGGAAGTCTTATTGAAGATTATAATGATAAACAAGCTGAATATTTAAGAGCTCTTAATAAGTATAATAAAGATAAGAATGTAGCTGATTTAAGTGGTTCTAAGTTTACTCAAGAACGTCCTGTTTTAGATTTATCTACTGTTGATTATAGTAAAATTAATGCTCCTATAATTGAGATTGCTAAAATGCTTGTTAATTATAGTGCTGTTAAAAATGAACTTAACAGTGTTAATGCTGAAGGCAATCTTGCTTCTGATGTTATAGGAAATAACTGGATTACTAATACTCTTAAGCAAATTGCTTATAGTAACAAAGAAGATGCTGATGCTGGTCTTAAAAGATTACTTGAAGAAGTTACAAAAGGAGAACAATATAGATATACTTCTTTATTTTGGGGAGTAGTTGATTCTAAAGGTAATAGAATATCAGAAGGTATTTTTGAAAGAGATAAGGCTGGTAATGTAAAAGTTAATAAAAATGCTCGTAAGATTATACAAGTGTCTTTATTTAATGGTATTAAAGATGCTGATAATGCTAAAGCAATTATGTATAATCGTATGTCTAAAGGAGACTATTTTTTAACTAATATGTATGCTTATTTTAATCCTATTAATATGGGCGAACATATTGGCACTGGTGCTGCTACTCTTAGAAATGGGTATGCTGGATATTTTATGAGAACCCCATCTGATGCCCCTAAAAACTTTATTGTTCAAGCTCCTAAATTAAGTTCTGAAGGACTTTTAACTCCTATTGCTTCTGAAGTTCAATCTTATATTAATAAGAAACATGAAGCATTTAATGTTAAAACTACTGTTGACCATGAAGCAAATGGTCATCAAGATTTATTTGATGATTTTATTACAGGTACTTCTAAAAATACTAAAAAGAATAAATGGAAAGCTGCTGATATTTATGAAATACTTAATGGAGAAATAGATAATATTAAATACAATGGAATGTATAATATTACTAATTCTGACGGTACTGTTACTGTTCCTCTTATTTATCAAAATGGAGAAGATATAGATATTATATTTATTAAAGGTAATAAAGTTTTAGGAGAATCCGATAATATTCTTTATGATATTGAAATAGAAGATATTGTTAGTACTAATGGCAATAGTCTTTCTAATTCTTTTTATGCTGATATTACCGATATAATTATTAATGAGGGTATAAGTTCTGGAGAAATAGGCGTTAATGTTAATAAAAAAGTTGCTATATTTCATGGTATTCGTCAAAATCTTCTTAATGAACTTAACACTTTTATAGACCAACTTAATAATATGTTTGAAAAAGATAATCAAACTGGAGAATGGCATTTAAAGAAATCTACTCAAGGTCTTATTGATAGAGCACATTATAATGGCGATTCTATTGTTAAGTTTAATAAGGATAAAAATCGTTATGAACTTAGTGGTAATTTCTTTACTTTTAGAAAACTGTTTAATACTGGAAATATTAATGTACAAGAGCGTATTGAGAATGAACTTTCCCTCTACGGGCGGAGTGCCAAAGACCTTATTAGCCTTAATGAAAATACCGGCAGTATTAACTTTGATAATGGTATTGTCATTGAAAGAAATGGTATTCTTGTATTAAATATTAATCAAACTGTTAATGATGCTTTAGATAATATTACTTCTGATTGGATTAAAGAATATAATAAAGAAGTTGCTCAACGTTCTAATCAATATGCTAAACTTCTCGAAGAAAGATATACTTCAAAAGATGTTTTAGATTGTATGCTTAATTATGCTAATATGGCAATGTCTTTTGATGATGTATTTGAAGGAGATGTTAAGTTTTATAAAGATGCTCAAGATTTTTTGAAACGTGCTAAAGAAGTTCAAGCTGCTGGTAAGGCTTATGCAGGTTTTAATTTAGATGATGCTCTTAGTGGACCAATTAAAGAAACTGTTAATAGAAATGGTGCTGTACAGCCAATTATGATTGGTGATGTAAGTATTGCCGATTTTGCTAATTCTTATTCCCCCGTAGAGGGACAACACATAACCAATCCTGCTCCTGCTAATGCTCGAAATGGATTTAGAGCTATTACTATTTATAATACTGTTCGTCCAAGTAAATATGCCAAACGTATTCAAGAAGAAGTATTTAATATTCTTAAAGATAAGATGAGCGAAACTGAAGCTACTAAGATTGCTTATCAAGTTTACAAAGGTTATGCAGATACTACTAAAGTAAATGATGCTCAGTCTTATATTACTATTGAAGAATTTATTCGTCGTCGTTGGGCTGATGGAACTCTTGACCAATATCAAGATATTCTTCAACAAATATACGATGTTCGTACAGGTAAAAAAACAGTTCAAGATATAGATTTAAGTAAGATTAATGCTCGTATTCAAGTTCAAAAGAACTTTTATTTTGATAAGCATTATGATACTGCTACTCGAACTTATTATCCTCGTCAGATTAAAAATGCTGAATTTGTTCTTATCCCAGAACTTCTTGAAGGAACTGAACTTAAACAGCTTTATGATATTATGACTAAACATGATATTGGTCAAGTTAATACTGCTGAAACAAGTAAAGCTGCTAAAAAGAATATTCTTACTTATTGGGATAATAATGGTAATATTAATCCTAATTTTGAAGCTGATATTTTAGCTAATAATTCTGCTGCTATTGAAGATTATTATTATCGTTTTCTTTATAAACAACAAGAAGTACCAGAACACATGCGTGATGAAACTAATAAAGCTGGTATTCAGATTATGAAGAAAATTATTGATAATGCTGATGAAACTGTTGAACCTTATATAAAAGAGTTCTTTGATAATTATTGTGCTAATATTAAAGAAGACTTTAATAGAATGATTTACAATATGGGTTGGAAACAAAATCCAGACGGTAGTCTTTCTAACATTGAAGGTTCTCAGGAAGTTCTTGATTTTACTGATTTTTATAGTAAAGCTCGTCATGAAGCTCAACGTCTTGGGCTTGATGAAAATTTTATAGATTATATTACTCCTGATGAATTAGGCAATCCTGCTATGCCTAACTATATGAATAATGTTAGTAGTAAACTGGAAAGTATTGCCCAAGCTATATTTAATAGTAATATTACTCGTCAGAAACTTCCTGGATGGCATGCTGCTCAGGTTACTCAGGTTGGTCATGGACAAAAGGTTCTTGATAGTAATGGAAAACTTAGAGAACTTAAATATCATCCTGCTATTATTGTCGATAAAGAAACTAATGAACAAATTAGCGGAGAAGATTATAATAAACTTAGTGACGAAGAAAAAGCTAAATATAGTGTAAAGCAAGAGGCTTATGCTGAAGTTCTTATTCCTCGTTGGAGTAATCTTATTCCAAAAGATTATCCTATTGAACAAATTGAAAAAGAAGGTCTTGATTTACAAATAGCTTATCGTATTCCTACTGAAGGTAAACAATCAATTAGTGTTGTTAAAGTTGTAGGTTTTCTTGATGATATTTATGGTAGTACTATTATGCTTCCTGATGAATGGGTAACTCAAACTGGAGCTGACTTTGACGTTGACTCTGTTTATGCTATTTGCCATGCAATATATAAAGATAAAAAAACTGGTGTTATTCGTAAGATTACTGCCGATACCTACAAAAGTGATGTTCTTAAATATAGAAAATATATTGCTGAACGTATTAATGATAAAATTCCTGATGAAATTGAAGACCCTCTTCATGAAAATAAATATCGTATATTAAAAGAACGTCTTTCTAAAGCTGTAAAGAATAAAGACTATGCTGAACTTAGTCGTATAGGTAAAGAAGCTGGTCTTATGACTTTTAATCAATTTAAGAATTTGCCTGAAATTGAAAAACTTCCTCGTGCTGTAAGAAATAATAATATTCTTGATGCTATGCTTAAAATTATGGAGAGTGATAATAGTCGTGAAGAAAATTATTCTCGAAGTAATTTTGACGATATTACTGATGCAATGAAAGAAATGAATACTGCTCGCGGTGCAAGTAAACTTGCTCGTAGTACATATAATCTTTTTGACCAGATTGATTTTATGGAAAACGCTATGAGCGGTGCTTCTCTTAAGGCTTTCTCTGTTACTCGTGATACTTTTAATAGTGTTAATAATAGATGTAGAAGTTATCTTGGAGCAGGTCATGAAATTGTTGTAGAATATGATTTAACTGCTACTGATAAGAATGGTGATAAACTTTATTCTTTTGAAACAATAGTTAATGCTTACGGTCTTTATGATAAAAACACTAAGAGTGGAAATGTAATTGCATTTGATAGAGATGGCAAAATAACAACTGATGCTACTAAAGCTGTAAGTGTAAGAGTAAAGCATAATCGTCTTGCTAATAGTAATAATAATCGTAATGTTGTAGATAAACTACTTACGGTATATAGTTCAGAAACTACTGCTCATATTCTTGATGCTATAAAAGAAGGTGCTATTTTTAATGAAAACGAATACACTTTCGGTACATTTAAGACTATGATTGATACAGGTATTGATTATAGAACTGCTATCGCTTTCTTAATGCAACCTGCTGTTACTGCTGTTAATGAAGTAAATAATGAAACTAATAGTATTTATACTGCCAGTGGAGGTAATCCTGTAAGAACAGCTATTAAGCGAATTGCTGCTAATGCTGGTTTTAGTATTAAGGGTAAACCTATTACTGATTATTCCAACTATGACGACGTTATGTCAGTTTTAAATGAGGATAGCAAGTTCAGAGATGCCATAAAAGAGCTGTTTGGGGCTTCTATTGGCGATAAAACAACGGTGCAGGAACTATCTATTGCCTTAGATGCAACAAAGCTAAAGAGACGCTTAGAACAAGCCGAAATAACTAATAATCCTGAATTATCACAAGAAGATAAAAAGATTAGAGATGCTGCTTTTGATATTGCTATGGTTCTTACTTTTGAAAAGATGAGAGATACTACTCAAAATATTGAAAAGATTATGCGTTGTAGTAATCCTGATAGATTTGGTGCAAAGCAAACAGTTCGTGCTACTCGTATGATTAAAGATAATATTGTTGAATATGGTTTTAATCCTGATAATCCTGTAAGTAAAGTTATTCGTGTTGGAAATAAAAATCTTCTTGAAGCATTATATCCGGGATTTGTTAAAGCCAAAACTGATAACGGCGTAGTTTATGGAGATATTAGAATTGAAGATAGTAGTTATCCTTATCTTGCAGCTTTTCTTAAATATGCTACACTTCCAAGTATTCAAGCTAATAGTATTCTGTTTCCTACTGAAAACGAACAATATACTGCTGTAACTAATGCTGCTCAGTTAAAACTTGGTATTATTTTTAATGATGAACAGTATAAAGAGTATAAACAATATATGATGTCTATGGTTTATGCTTCTGTTCCATATATTAATACTCCTCTTACAATTACTGAAGAAGGTTGGTTTGATGAAGATTCTGAAAGAACTATTAATGCTGTTAAAAATAATACTAATTATTGGAACGCAGAAATTTCTCGTATCTTTGGTTTTGAAGAATCTGAAAATGGAAATCCTACTATAAATGATGTTTATCATCCTACTAAAGAAGAAATTGCTGAATTTAATAAACTTACTCCTGCTCAAAAAGTTCTTTGGATACAATATCATTTTCCTGATAACAAAGGTATATTTGATTATATTAATGTTAATAAGTTTAATCAATGGGAATATAAGAATAAAGGTTATACTCATCAAAATATAAGATTTACTGATGCTTCTGATAATATGTCGGAAGTATATCTTGCTTTTAATAGTTCTTTTTATAATACAAGTCCTCTTGTTCGTCTTGCTACTCTTGATTTAATTAAATATGCTTTTGCTGTTGAAGGTTTTAAATTTAAGAAAGGCGGATTAAGTAAAGTTATTACTAATAATTCTATGTATAAAAACATAGAAGATATGGGTACTAATATTATTCCTATGGTTCGTAGAATATTCCAATTCTATGATAATCCTGCAAGTGCTACTACTGAACAATTTATTGATAAGTTTATTCGTAGCCATAGTGAGTATGCTAAAGTTCTTAAACTTGATAGACCAGATAATCGTAAAGGAAATGCTAATTTAGCGTATAAGTTCAATACTTATTCTAATAATAGCGGTCTTGTATTTATTCCTTATGAAAAGCGTGCTGAAGATTTGCTTGAAGCTATTAATGCTCCACAAAATGAAGATGAGCTTGATAAACCTCAAGAATATATTAAAGTTAAAAAATGGATTGGAAAGAATAAAACTTTAAATACTCTTTATAAGATTATTAAAAAGAACAATGGCGTTTACCTTGTTCCACTTAATCTTCTTGAAAGAAATGAAACTGGAGATTATAGTGTAAATCCTAATAATAATAAATATCCTGATGTTAAATATTATCAACAACTTATTGATGCTTCTATTAATAGTAGTATTTCTATTGCAGAACTTGTTAAAAATCTTGACGGTAAATATACCGATATTATTCCTAATCGTGAAGAAAGTATTATTCCTAAATTTAAGTTTAGTACTATTGCCGCAAGTGTTTCTAATCCTGATGAATTTAGAAGAACTGCTATTCATGGTTCAGAAAGACAAAGAGGTGAACTTAATAAATTCTTTGAGCAAATAGATGTTTATGTTCATACTCCAGTAGAACAACAAGATAATTCAAGTCTTGTTTGGTCTATGTCTCAATTTGTATCTTCTCAAATTCCTAAAGGTGTTTCTGTTATACAAAATATTCCTATTGGAGATGATGTTATTCCATTTGTTATTAAACGCGCCAAACAACCAAAAGGCTTTGCTCAATCTATATCAAGAAGAGAAAAACTTGATACAAATAGTCTTCCTGAAAAGCAACGTATTGCTTATGAATATGCTTATAACGCTATTTCTTCCAATGGTATTTATTATGAAGTAAGTCCTATTGTTGATAAAGAAGTTAAAGATAAAATAGAAAAGCAAAATAAAGAAGTTGAAGATAAAAGAAAGCCAGATATGGCTGCAATTACTACTGATGCTTCTGATTTCTATGTTAGCGAAAGTGATAAATTTGATATTGTTGATACTACTGCTCTCGACTTAGTTAATGCCCTTAAGCGTGCTGAACGCAATGGTGATAAAAATGCTGAAAGAGCAAGACGCGCTCTTGAAATGAGAAATATTAACTTTGGTCGTAGTCAAGATATTGCCGATAATAGAAGAAGTATATATTCTGTTGTAGCCAATTATATGGAAATATATTCTAATATACTTGATAATACTCTTAATAACTATAAATTAGGAGATAAAACTTATAATATTGGACAAGACGAATTATATACTGAAATTCGTGAACATCCAGAAGAAGTAGAAACAATAGTTAAACTTCTTCTCGAAGCTATTACTTTTGGTCAAAATCTTGGTGATATTATGACTCTTCCGTTTGATAGTCTTGACGAAGAAACTGTTAATGCTATTAAACGTATTAGAAATAGTATTACTAAGATACGAAATAATAATGTTGTTAAACAAGGGTTTGATAAGATGTTTAATAATTATATTGCTAATGAATATTCTACTAATCCTAATGTACGTTTAGGTCTTGTAAATCTTAAAGATACTTTTGGAGATGCTGGTTGGTGGGAATCTTGGATTGGAGATACAGCTATGATGTCTAATAAAGAAATACAAACTGTTGTTAAGATTGTAAATAATATTATGACACAAGCTGCTATGGAAGATGCTCCTAAGCGTAAACAAGAATTTCTTGATAGAATTGATAACATTCTTGGTAAAGAAGAAAGTTTTAGTTGGGATAATGTTGTTGATAAACAAGGACGTCTTATAAGACCTTATACTGCTAAATTTATAGAAGATAGAAATAAACTTCGTGATGCTGTTCAAGAAGCAAGAGATACTTATGGAGAAGATAGTATTGAATATATTAATGCTAAACTTGAACGTGATGAATGGTATGCTAAAAACGTTAATCAAATAGTTGTTCCTGAATATTATTATAGAAAGAATGTTCTTATTAGAAGTATTATTAAAAATGCTCCTAATGAATATGTTGAATATATGAAACTTATTCATGAGCTTTATAATGATAATAGACCTACTGGTGTTCTTACTAAAGAAGAACGTGATAGACGTAAAGAAATTAATCGTAAAATTGTTCAACTTACTTCTGAATATAAAGATAGTGATACTCCTAAAAGTGCAGAAGAACAATTTAGAGCTAATCAATTAAAGAAATTTATTGAAGCTAAGCGTCAACTTGATTCTGAATATTTTAAATGGAATGAAGCTTATGGATTTAGAGAAGCTCTTGAAAATAATCTTGCTATACTTAAAAGTTATGAAAAGAAACATCCTGATGAAACTCTTGATAAACGTCTTCAAAATGATGAATACCGTGAGGCTTATGAATGGATTCATGATAATTCTTATTATCTAATTGATAAAGATACTCAAAAAGCTATTCAAAATGCTTTTGATACTTTAAAAGATAAGGATAATGTTAAAAGTAAGGATGTTAGACGAATACTTGACAAAGCTAATGCTTATGATGAGTTCGGTAACATTGACCCTCGTAAATTAAGTGATGAAGATATTGCTAAGATAAAAGAACTTACTAAACATAAATATGATTTTAGTTATGATAGTAATGCTGGAGAAGCTATACTTATAAAAGATATTCCTACTGGACTTCCTGTTCTTAAAGATGAATTTTATCGTCTTCTTCGTGACCCAAGTGAAAATGAAAAAGAAATTAATCCTCGTCGTCTTAGAATTATAGGAAGAATTAATGAACTTCTTGGAAAAGTTATTGGACAAGATGGTCGTATTCATGCTAAGGATATATTTGAAAAACTTAGTGAAGATGAAGTTAAACAATTAGCTGAACTTTATCGTGCTCTTAAGAATATTAAAGGTAAACGTAAATCAAAAGCTCTTCGCGAAAGATTTAAAAAGAATGTTGAATTTAAAACTAACAATGAAGCTTTTGCTGAAGAACTTGCTTGGGCTCTTACTAATATAAAAGGAACTGCTAACTTTGATACTTTTATTGATATATTTGTTCAAACTGATTCTAATGGAGAAATTCAGCTTGATGAGAATGACAATTATGTTCCTAATAGTGATATTTATGGATATATACTTCCTAAAGATGATACTTATATAGACCCTGAGAAAACAGAAGCAAGAAAACTTATAGAAGAAAATCTTGATTTTGTTCCTACTGAATATTATTATGCAGCTCTTAGAGAAGCTACTGAAAAAGGAGAATTTAATGAATGGTTCCAAAAGAATCATGTATTCAATCCTTATAAACATAGATTTGAACCTCTTAGAATTTGGACTACTATGAAAGTTAATCCTAATGGTAGTCTTAAAGGTACTTATAGTTATATTCCTACTTATGAAAATCAAGAAAAAAATGTAAAAGATGAATATGTTAATCCTGAATATAAACAATATAGTACTAATTATAATGCTGAAACTGGAGATTATAATAATGGAAGTCATCTTAGTTCTAAAGAAAAAGAAGTTCAAGAACTTCTTTCTGAAGCTATGAATTTCTTTGCTAAATATAATAATGATAGTTCATTTATTGAACAAGGTTATGTTCCTCGTAAACGTAAAGTAGAAACAGATACTAAATGGGCTATTAAACAAGTTCTTGGAACAGTAGGTCTTGAATATCGTAATGATTCTGAAGATAAATGGTTTGCTAAAGTAGACTATGCTAATGATAGAGATGTTGATAATAATATGCTTCATTGGCTTAAAGGCAAAGGTTATCAAGAATATGAACAAATTAGACCTCGTGGTATAAATGAAACTCCTGAAAAATATCAGGAATATCTTAATGCTGTTAAACAACGTAATGCTGATATTAAAGCTAAAAACCTTGAAATAGATAATGCTTTAATGGATAGAGATTTTCGTACTGTATTTGCTGAAGCTATTCATCAGCAAGTTATTAATAATGCTAAATCTAAAGCTAAAAATTGGCTTTATCTTCTTCAAGAAGATTTGAAGAATAATGAAGCTTATGCTGTTAGTAGTCTTACAGGCAAACTTAGAACTAATAAACGTAGAAGTACTGATAGTTCAGAAAAGTTTCATACTACTCCTCAAAATAGAGCTTTAGAATCTGTCGAGGCATTTACTCGTCGTGTTATATTTGACCAATTTAAAAAGAAAACTCCTCTTAATAAATATGCTGATTTAGCACGTAATATTACTTCTGCAAAATATATGATATTTAACGTTACTGGTGGTATTGCTAACGTTGGTACAGGTTTTGTTAATATCATGGGTGAAGCTTTTGCAAGTGATAGTTTTAGTAAGAAAGACCTTAAAGATGCAGTAGGAATGTATCTTACTAATTCTATTTCTATGATTTCTGATATGTATAAAGATAGTAGTAATAATTTTGCAACAGCTCTTACTAAATATTTTAATGTAGTAGATTTTGATGCTATGAGTGAACGAGTTGCAGGAGAAACCGCTGGAGAATATGCTCGTCGTATTCGTAATCTTTTATATAGTTTACAATCTGGTGGTGAACACTTTATGCAAAACTCTGTTCTATTTGCTGTTCTTAAAGGAAGTCGTATTTATGATGATGTTGATGGAACTAAACGTGCTGGAACATTCCAGCAATATACTTGGAAAGTTGAATATGATACTCTTCTTAGTATTATTGGAAATGACGAATCTCTTATGGATAATCTTAAAGAGTTTAAACGTCAAATTAGAACTGATAAACAAGAAGCATATAAATATGATACTTTCCGTCATAATCTTGTAGAAGATTTTCTTCGTGCTCATTGTAGTAAAGAACAAATACAACAATATATTTCTGCAAGAAAAGATGCTATGAAAGCTGCCAAAGAAAAATGGAATAGTCTTCCTGTCGTTATTGACCAACTTGAACTTGGTTCTGACGGAACTATACATATTAAAGATGGTAGCGAACTTACTCAAGATATGGTTAATGGAATACGTAATACTACTATTGCTCTTAATAAAAAGATACATGGTGTTTATGATAAAATAGGTGCTGCTCGTATTGAATTTAGTTGGTGGGGAGGACTTGTTATGCAATATCATAAACATATTTATCCTGGTATTATGAAACGTTTTCGTTGGAAAGGTTATTATAATGAACAAACTGAAACAGTTGAAATAGGTTCTTATGCTGCTCTTGTTCGTTTACTTGGACGAGAATTTAGAAATCTTCCTGAAAGAATAAGAAGTAAATCTACTACTGGAGAAATAGAAGCTGTTAATTCTATTATTGAAACTGCTAAAACAGCTTTAGATTGTATTCTTAATATTAAAACTAATTGGGGTCTTATGCCTCAATGGGAACGTAATGCTGTTAAACGTTGTCTTGGTGATTTGTATGGTATAGTTAGTGCTATATTAATGGCTACAGCTATATATGCTATGACTGATGACGATGATGAAAAAGAAAGTGAATTAGTTGCTACTGCACTTTATATTTCTGATAGACTTCTTTCTGAGTCTCAAATGTATACTCCTTGGGGTCTTGTTAGTGAATCTAAAACTCTTTGGTCAAGTCCTGTTGCTGCTACTAATGGTCCTGAAGATTTACTTAAAGGTATTGGCTTTCTTGCACAATGGATGTTTGATGAAGATTTTGACCCGACTTATCAAACAGGTCTTTATGCTGGACAAAATAAAGGTTGGGTATTACTTAAACGTAATATTCCTCTTTATAGAGTAATTGATAGACTTTCTACTATGACTAAGAATAATAGTTATTATAGAATTAATCAAAAAGCACTTAATATGCGAATTGCTAAAGCTATTGCTGATGAGATTAATCCTGACTAACAAGTTGTTCTAATAAATAAAAAAAGGCTCACGAAAGAGAACTTAATTCTCTTCGTGAGTCTTATTTTATTACTAATGTTGAATGTGAAAAATCTCCGGCATATTTTTTTTGAAAAATACTTGGTAGATTCAATATTAAAATATATAATTGTATTGCGGTCGCAACTAATAAAATCGGGACTGCTACTCTTACTGATTATAAAGGAACAGAGGAAGATAATGTTCCAAATGATGTTTAAGATAGCAATCCTGCCGCTGACGGCCACAGTTCTTTTGGACATCGTATTGACATAGTAGTTAGTCACAGACATCCTTAGCATACGGTTAGCGTTTCGGCTGTGGTAGATGAAGTTGCAAGTAGTAGCTCTACAAAGACGACCGAAATTCTAAGAGTTTCATATTCTGAAATAAATATTAAACGTCTTAGAGTTTCTTATAGTCAAAGAGATACTATATTATAAAAAGATGTTTATAATGATATTCATACTCGCGTTAGTTGTGACCGCAAAACTCTAACGCTTACTCCAGCAAGCCATAGAGTTGGTAATTGCTGGAGTTTTTATTTTATTAATATTTAAATGAATGTTGTTATGAATAAAACAGAAGCTAAAGAAATTAGAAAAAAATTTGTTAAAGGTAACACTGCTGAACTTAGAATGCAAAAACTTGAAATGGATATTTTTAATATTGCTTTTCATAAAGTTATTCCATCTCCTTTTGCCAAATATAATAAAGATTATCAAAATGAAGTTTTTAGTAGTTATGTTAAATATTTTAATATTATGACCAAAATAGCTTCTGAAAAGAATCTTCAAACTATTATTAATACGAATGATTATTGTTTATATAGTCATAGGTATAAAGAATTTGTTAATGCTATTAATCTTATTATAAATCGTCTTAAAAATAATTGTAACTATATTGTTGTTAATAATATTGATAATCATAAAAAGGAACTTGATTGTCTTTATAAATGTGGAATTATTGCAAATACTAATTTAGTTGGTGTTTATATTATAAATCATAATTTTATTTATAGAGGTATTTCTTATTTTGTTGATTATTTATATACGCTTAATTATAGTAAAGATATAAATATTGTAGAAAATAATAAAACTACTAATTATATTAATCTTGGAAGTTATTTTACTAAGGATGACATTCAACTATCTAAATGTTATTATGATGATAGTATTTTAAAAAGTAAATATGATAAGTTTCTTATTAAAGAAAATGATACTAAAGAATATAGAATTAAACTTGCTGACGCTTATATTAAATATTACGATATCAATCTTATATGTCCAAATATTGAATTTATTATATAAGTTGTTCGTAACGATTATACAAAATAAAAAAGGCTCGCGAAGCGGTTGTTACACCACCTCACGAGCTTTATTTTATTGCTGATTATTAATCTGCTATTAATGTTATTATTCTTTTTTGTTCTTTTTATTAACGCCGTTATCTCTGGTAAAACGCTGTTTTTTAGCTGTTTTTAGCTTTGTATTGCGTTCTTCTTCAAACGGTTTATAAACTATCAAATCGTCATTATTATAGCTAAATTTAGCTTTATTCTTAATTTCAGTAATAACATTATAATTAACATTAATAAGATTAGTAATTGTGTTAAGACGATTAATAAGAGCATTATACTTATTATCTTTATCTTTACCCATATTACGAAGTTTACTTATAACTTCACAATTAGTATTATTACAAAGAGTAAGAAGATTAGCACATTTATCTATCATTTCAGTAATAGAATTTCTAAATTCAATTTCTTTAGTAAGATAAATTTGATGGTCATTAAGAATATTTTCAAGACCTTTAATATATTTCATAATATGTTTATGAACACTAACAGTATAAAGAATAAAAACAATTACTGCAATAAAAGCAAGTAGTTGTAAAACAAAATTAAAAACAATCATAGCTACAATGCATGTCCCTCTACGGGCGGAGTGCCTCAATCAGTATCGGCTTTAACTGCTTTATCGATAACATTTGCTTTATAAGCAACTATAACTGCATTAGCAATTAAAGCAATTAAAGTAAGTATAGCAAATACAGACCATAGCACTCAGCCCGTAGAGAGAACATCATGTTAAATCGTTACTCACTCTTTATCTCTAATACCATTCTTAGCCCATTGAAGAACAAATCCAAGAGCATCCCAAACTTTAGAAATAACTTTTTCTTTAGCATACTGATAACCAAGAGTATGATTAAAGTTCTTTTCATCTACGCAAGAACTTGTTTCAACATACTCAAAACCAGTAATTGTAGTAGCATGAACTAAAGATGTTTTAGTACCAATTTTATCTCCTTCAATACAATCTATAAAATTATGTACATCTTGTTCAAGAATCTTAGTGCCATCATTAGCCTCATCCAGCTTAAAATAAGCCATATCAGCAACTTCTTTAGGACACCAAGACTTATATCCATCAGGATAAGTTACTTCATATCCTGCGTCAACATCAAGAGCGTCACCTATTCTATAGCCTTTATCTTTAGCTTCAGCTGCACACATAGGTTGTAAATCAACCATTTTAATTCCAATTGCTTTCATATTATTAATATTTAATTATTTATTTGTACTACCAAAACCACCTTGACCGCGGTCAGTTTCACCAAGTTCATCTTCAGTACTAACTTCATCCCAAACTATACGTTCACGATGACGAACAAGTATTTGACCACAACGGTCACCAACATTATAATACGCATAAGGATTTTCAACATCTTTTAAATCACGATGAACAATCATAAGTTCGCCACGATAACCTCCATCGAGAGTACCTGGACCATTTTGCATAACAGCAAGAGTTTTAGTATTACTACTACGAGGACGAATTTCCATTTCATAATCTTCTGGAAGAGCAAAATGGAGTCCCGTATGATAAACTACTCGACCATCATCTTTATACTCTATTGAATGAACATAAACATCCATACAAGCGTCACCATCTTTAGCATAAGTTGGAAGTTTAACTGTTTCATCCTCACGCCAAACTTTAACTTTACATTCGTCAAGTTCATCGAGAATTTTATAAACATAATCTACTTGTGCTTCTTGCATACTTAGTGCAATAGCAGTTTTTAAAACTTCTACAAATTTACTCATAATTTAATTAATTTAAGCAGCCAGAATTAAATTTCCAGCAAGTTGAATTTTGCGAGATTTATCACCAAAAAGAAGAGAATCCATTCTCTTATTACCAGTAGCATTATCAACATTACAATAATATCCACTTATAGCATTCATAACACCATAACCAGTGCCAATAATATCACGTTGACCAACACCATCAAAATAATAATTATTCATTTCAGAAAGTATATTAACTTTCTTCATACTTATTTCAGTATCTTGGATAGCACGCCAATCTCTTGCAACAATCTGTTCAATAGTATGCCCAGTTTCTTTAATTACTAATAATTCATTATCGGTAAGAACTATATTAGCAAAAATAGTTTGAGCACTTTTATCTGTCACAAGAATCTTTTTCATAAAAGAATACTTCTCACTAAGAAAATCAATCTTTTTCTCGCAAATACCAAGAATTTCAGAAGCAATATCAAGATTGCTATGAACAGATTTAGTATGCCTAAAACTAACATAATTAGAAGATTCTGCAATAGCAGAACTAAGAACATTAGAGCAGATAAATCTTACAGGAGTAAGAAGAATCTTAACTCCACAACTACCATCGTGAGAAGTAACAAATACAAGATAATTCTCAATAGGGTCTCCATCAACAAGAATATTCTTAGGAAGTTTAGCAGAAACATATACACGTTCCCCATATCCAAAGTATCCAGCAGTTTGCCAAATAGCTTTATCTTTGCCAATAGCATTATCAAAGAAACTAAAAGCATCAATATTTTGAACAGGAGTATAACGTTCTTTTACAAGACCAAGAGGAATATTTGTATCAGTACGATAAGTAGCATAAGCATTAGGACATTCTACATAATTGTTAGAGCCGAAAACAAAACCATTATCTTCGGCTCTATTAGTATGTACAGGCATCTTAGCAACAACTTCACATTTAGCAACAGTCCAATCAAGACCAGCTTTTTTCATAACTTCTTCCGCAGTTCTGCAATCTTCTACATTCTTAGCAAGACCATGAGACCATGGAATTCCTTTAACAGCGTAATTCATAACATTTATATCTTTTTGAATTTACGAATATCAATCTTAGCATTATCAATATCTTCATAGAAACCTCCACTAACTTCATAAAATTCTTTAAGAACTTTAAGTTTAGGTTCTCTATGGTCAACAGTAAGAATATTTATTTTTCCTTTATAAATAGCAGAAACAGGAATATTGACAGTACTTTGAATAGTATAATTATGTTGATTAACTATTTCAGGTCTAATACGACAAAGATTAATAAACTCACCTGTAACACGTCCTCCTTTATTAATAAATATTTTAGGACATTTATGATAAACTTTTATAGTAACAGGGCGTTGTTCATTAATAATAGCATCATATTCATTTCTTACAGTAGCTTTATAACCCATATTATTATAAATACATTTATTACCATCTTTATATTTAGAAGGCATCATATAAATATTAGGATAACGAGTATTAATTTTAAAACCTTGTTCATTAACAATTTCAAACTCATCATCTTTAAGAGTAAGAGGAGATAAGATACCTTTTTCCCAAATAGTATTAATTGTATTAAGAATAAAATTAATATCATCATCATGTTGAGGTTCAGTATCTTCAAGACTTCTCATTACTTTAATAGCTTCTTCATATTTCTCTTTACGCCAAAGATAATCCGCGGTATCTTTAGGAAGAGAAGCTAATGCTATATTAGCTTCTCTAACCAAAGTAATAACTAAACCTTTATCTCCGGGAAGAGCATTAAAAAGTTCTTCCATAAATTTACTTAATTTGAAGTAATTGATTAACTACAACTTTAGCCATAGTAGGAGCAGAAGTTCCAGCTATCTTAGAAGAATCTATAACTGTCTTCCAATCATCTTTAGAAGTAGCAACTTCCATGTGAGTATAAATATGCTCATTACCATATAATTGAAGAGCACGACCACTCTTAAACAAATCATAGACAGAAGCGGTCTGACTAACATTAATCTTAAGAGCAATCAAATCGTTAAGAGTAAACTCTTCAAAGTTCTCTCCATGAGTAGCACGGCAATTAGCATTGATAGCATCAAGAATACCTTGTAAGTCTACATCCTTACCGGCATATAATACATCAGCATCAACAAGCTCACGAACGTATCTTTCAAACTCCTCCATGAAAATACTAATACGAGACTCATCAATTTCAACAGATTTAGAAGCACGAGAGAACAAACGACAAGTAGGAAGTTCAACAAACATATTAGACTTACCTTGTTCACCAAAGTTAAGAACAGCTTGAAGAGCAGCAGCTTTCAGACGTTCAATACGATTTTTAAAGACATTTTGTCTATCATTAAATCGTTTCTTTTCTTCTTTAAGAGCTTTCTCATCAGCTTCCCAAGACTTAATAGCTTTTACATAAGCATCAAGTTTGGTTTTAAGTTCTTCTTGTTTAATAGTGAGAGCATTATACTGGTCATCAGTAATTTCACCTTCATTTAACTCCACCTCATTGAATATGCGGAGTATATCTTCCGAAATTTGATATAAACTTTCCATTTTATTTATAATTTTAATAAGTTAAATACTAAGTTAAATACGATAATCAACAGTTTCAATACGTTTAGCAACGATTTTACCACAATTCTTGCAACGACTAATCATAATAATACCAATTTGATTACCTTTAACATTAACATACGGTTCTTCTTTAAGAACTTCATATTCATGAAGTCCAAATTTACATTTAATATTATTCATAGCTTAACGTCTTTTACGAGGTTCTTGTGCATAACGATACATTCCACGAAGATACTCGCAATTTTTCATATCTTTATTATTAGTAACACAATTACGATGAACTTTAACAATATAACGAGAATTAAGCCCTACATATTGCATAGAACTATCACGTTTATGTTCTTGTTCTCTACGAGAAAGGTTAGGACGAGCATACTTAGCTTTTTCTGCCATCAACTTCAGTTCTTCATCTATTTCAAATGTCTTTTCCATAATCTTTATTATTTGGTTAATTATGTTTATTTTTAAGTTCTTTTTCTGCTTCGTTCATATCATTAGGAATAAGATTAAAAGCACTTTTACCAACAATACTTTCTATTTTAATAAGATTAAGTTTATACTCTTGACTGAGTTTAATAAATTCGGCACTATCATCTCGTGTAAAAGTAATAAATCCATTAATTCCATCATCAGAGCCTATTTCATAACAATCAAGTATAATAGTATTCTTTGGAGTATATTTATGTTCATCAATATTTACTTGTTTTATTTGACACCAGCTTAAATAATCTCCTGTAAAACGAAGATTAGCATCAACAAGCCAAGTACCTCCAGACCAAGTTATATTATTACCTTGTACAAAATTAGTATCAGTCCAACCTTTATGATATTTAATACGTTTAGTAAACGCATCAATATCTTCTATAATAATAGTACCATCTTCGTTAATACGTTTGAATATACTACTCTTTCTCTTATTCTGATAATTTTTCCTTCCTTTATCATCTTTATAAATAAAATGAAATTCATCATCATTAAGAGTAAGAGGAGCAATAGGTTCAAACTTACAAAGTTTTTGAACAAGATTAATTTCAAAAGGAGCACTAAAACCACTATTACCATGACTACTAAAAACAGCAAGAGCTTCCATTACTTGTTCATACATCCAACTATTCGGATTATTCTTTTGTCCAGGTTTATAACCAGCAAGACGAAGTTCATAATCTCCATGTCTACAAATATTACTATGAGCAATTATAAATTGAAGAGCTTTCTTATTAATAAGATTTTTACGCATCTTCTTTGCTATGCGTTTCTTCATATCAAATATTTTTAGTTAGTGGAACATAAGTAAAACTAATTTTACCACAATTAGTACAACGATTAATAATAACCTTAGAACAAACTTCTTTACGGCTATCAAGGGCATCTTCTTCTTTGTAAACTTCATATTTATGAAGTCCAAAGAAACATCTAAAATCTTGTTTCATAACTGTAATTATTTAACGAAAATCATAACCAAGATTCATAAGTTCTTCACGAATCATACCAGCAATAATTTTGGCATTTGGATGAGGTTGTCCAGTAGTACCATAATATCTAAGGTCGATAATAGCTCTCCATTCAGCTGCGGAGTATGTATAAGCACAAATAGTAGCAGTATCGAGAGGAAGAACACCGCGAGCATCTTGACGAGGCATACTATTTTCTATTAATAGTTTATATCTATCAAAAGAAGATTTAGCACTATTAATATAATGAAAATGTTTTACTTCACTTATAAAAGTATTATCTAATATATTATTCCATGTATCAGCTTCTTCTTTAGTCATCCAATGAGGACGACAAAGAGTACCATCCTCATAAACATATCTCGTAGATTGTTCAGCAATATTATTAGGACTAACTCTATTAAGCTCACGAGAAGTAGAAATTTGAGTAGTAACTTTAAAAGTATAACGCATCATATTCCATGCAATAACACTTGCATTAGCAAATTCTTTATCAGTAGATTGAAATTGTCTAAGTTCTTCAGTCAATTTAATATGGTCTAAACACCAATTGCCATTAGCAACAACATAATAATAATCATTATCTTTACTAATATTAATACCTACAATAACAAGTCTATGAAGATTTATATAAATAAATAAATCATTAACCCAGTTAGGTTGATAATTAATAGGTATAATATAATAATAAGTAACATGCCGAAAAACACTAAGATGATTTCGTTTAAGAAGACTTTCATAAAGACGTTCATCATTACCACTTTCTTTACGATAACAAATTCTTGCACAACGAGCAACATGGGAAACAGAATCATTTTCCTTTAACAGCTCAACTTTCGGCTCAATTATTTTCATGAGGTAAACCTATTTTAATAGTAAATTCTTTATCCATAAAACAAAATTGAACACCATCTTTAGTTTTTAAAACACCTTCTGGGTGTTCAACAAACAGAGCAAAATCTTTACGAAGTCCCCAATACATACCTGTACGATAAGGATTATTTGGTTCAGATTTTTCAGCATCAATTTCAATTACATAAATACAATCGTCTTTATGAGCAGCGCATTCTTCACAAACGTGGTCAGCATAACCAACAGTTTGTCCATGAGCTTTACGAACTTTTTCAGCATCTTTTTTAGTAAGACGTTGATTCATTATAATAGCATGGTCAATTACTTTTCCACAAACAGGACAAATATAATTAACCATTCCTACTGCGAAATTATCTTTTGACATATATCTAAAACTTTAAAAAACAACTCAGCCATAGTACCATTATTATTAATAGAATAATCAGTACTAAAAGCAATAATCTCAGAATCATGATAATCACGTTCGCCAATATTGTCGGTATTGCGAGTAATGGGAACAACTCGCCCGTAGAGGGAAGGAGCATTACGATGTATTGCAGCAGCTTCATTAGTAAAACGAACATCTGGAACAATACAAAGTCTACGACCTGCAGCAATATCAGTTATTTTAGAAATAGCAGATTTTATCCAAATATCACGACCTAAATTCTCACGACAAACATTAGTTCCAAAATACTGCATAAGAGTACGAATAGTAATAAGAGGATGAAGAGTTTCATATTCTTCTATTTCTTGCCTAATAGAACTATGTTTAAGAATTTCATTAGTAAGAACATAATAACCATCTCCTCTTTGAGTAACAGCATTTTTATTAATAAATGTTCCTGTAATAAAAGAATAATACATTTCATCTTTATATTGTCTATTATCAAAATATTGACGAGGAATATTATAAATAATACTAAGACAATCTTTAAGACTATCTGCAAAATGAATTATTCTATCTTTATAAGTTTCATCATAAGATACTCTTCTAAGTACCCAATCGAAATATTTAGCTTTGGTAATACCAACTGCAAATATATAATTAATCATACTCGCAACAGTATCTTTACCACAACCTTTATTGCCTGCAAGGCCTATTATGTACGACTTCATGTTGCTAATATAATAATAACTAATTTATTTTTCAAAATAATTTTATAGGAGATTTAAGCTGTTTTTAGCTTAGTGTTTTTTAAGTGGAATAATCTATCATGAACGATAACATAGTAGAACACAGAGCTAAAAACAGCTATTGTAGGGCATTTAGTGTATCGCCTCATCTCTTCGACTGGTCATTGAATGTCCTACTATTAGCAATATCACATCAAATAACAGTAAAAACATCATAAGTATCAGTACTTTCAATATATTCAACTTCAATATTACCTCTCCATTTAGTTTCTCGAAGTATAAAATCTTTCATTTCTCCACGAACTTTAATTTGACAACGACCATAAGAATCTACATGACAAATCCTACAATTTTTATCAAACTTAATATTACTAAGAAGAATGAAATATTCTCTATTGCCATCATGTTCATTATTTCTGGCGCATTCAATATAATATCTATACTTATGATTAATAGGAAATATAAAAAGTCCTCTCTTAATATTAAAGAAAGGACTTTTAGTATCAACAACAGGATTTAGAACTTCATAATTATAAATCATATATTAATTAATAAAATGAACTTCTTTTACATGAAAAGGAACTTGGGAAACACCACTTCTTTCGCCAAACTCAATATGAACTTTACGACCAATAAAGCTATGTTTCTTATAAAGAACAGCTTTTTGATAATCGAGAGATTCACTAAGATGAACCTCAAAAAATTCGCTATTAATATCGTTTTGACAAACAAGAAGAGGAATATCAGCTCTACGGACACCTTCAGGTTTAATATCTACAACAGTAAAAATACCATCATCAGGCTTTTTATATTTAACCATAATACCTACACGACGTTTACCAAAGTCATATTCAGCATTAGGATTACGAAGAATAAGACCTTCAAAACCACAATCAATATTATTATTACGAGCAATTAATGCTTCATTAGGAGTAGAAACTTCAACATGAGGAAGAACGACAAGTCTTTCATTATTATTAAGATGTTCTTCTTTATTTGTAAAAGGTTTAACAAACCAACTAAATCTACTTTCAAGAAGATTAGTACGATAACTTTGAAGCATATCTTCAACAGCTAAATCATAACACCAAAATTGAATAAATTTGTTTTCTTTACAATCAGCATCTTTAACAATATGGTTTATTTGATTAACTGTATAACCAGGAAGATAAACTTCTCCATCAAGAATTATATTTTCAGAAACCATACGAGAAAGAAAATCTTTTGGTATAGCTTCAAGAAGATAATCTTCAAGATAAGTAAGACTATGCCAAAATTCTCCCTCACGAGATTGAAAACGAAGTCCAATAGTCTTAAATAAACTATTACCAATATAATAAGCACTAACAAAACATCTAAGACCATTAATTTTATATTGTCCTATATAAGAACTACAACGGTCAAAGACTTTATTATCGTAAGTCTTAGCGAGCATAGGAAGAATAACACCTTCTGAAGTAGTACGATTAACAGGAAGATAGGAATCAAGCCAAGCACGGATAGACAATACACCTCCCTCTACGGGCAGAGTGCTACTATCTTTAATTTCCTGTATCGGCTTATACCCAACTTTAAGTTTAGAATTAATTCTACTCTTAACTTCCTTGTCAACATCACGATGAGTTTTATAAAACTCTTTAACAATTTTACCACCAACTGTACCATGTTGAATTTGTACAGTTTCGTTGTCAAACTTACTACAATACCAAACATAAGGTTCCCCAGAACTATTACGTCTATATAGAGCAAGTTGATAAGGAATATCTATCATAAGTTATTTATTCTTTTTAAAGTTAAACGTCATAGCACTAATTGGAACTGCACCACGTTTAGGAGCTTTTTCTTTCTTCTTACGTTGTTTAAGTTCATTAAGAAAATCAGGATTACTACTTTCATATTCTTCACCAGTTTTAGGATTAGTATAAAAATACTTCTTTTCACCAGTAAACATATCAATAGATTCCTGTTTAATAAACTTATTAGGAATAATACGTTTCTTACTATTATGTTTCTTCTTTCCAACTTGTTTAGGAACATACGGATGAGCATATTCAAATATAATATTTTGAACATGTCTATCAATAAGAATATCTAAATATTTATTATAAATAATATAATTATCAAGTTTAAGAAGATAATAATAGTAATCATTCATAAAAGAATTATACATAACAAAAGTGGTCATCATAGGACGACCACAACTGTATTCTTTAGTACAATCAAGACTATTAAGTATATTTTTAAGAACAGCAACAACATCAGTATCAGTTCGACAATTTTTAGAACTATACCAATATTTTGCATCAACTTTAGGACGTTCTATATAAAGAACATCTTCAGTTAAAATCAATGGATTAATCCACTTCACTGTCATAATAGTTCACATTAGTTCCTTTATCATAGTCAAACATAAATATAATAACATAGTCAATAACATTTCTGTAACTATGTGTAGCACGCTCATACGCAATAGTAGCTTCTTCGACATCATTAGTTGTCTTAATAGTATAACGATTATTATTTACTATTGCTCCAACTTCAAAACGTCTAATTTCAATAATGTCATCGTCATCAAACATAGTATTTTATTTTTTTAAAAATTGATTTTTATATACAATAATTCTTTTAGGTTTACCAATAAGACAATAACAATATTTAAACCAAGTAAGAGCGTTCCAAGTAGGATATGATTTAGCTTTACCTTCGATAGTAGTGAAACAACCTTTATCATAATCGAAGTTAGAATAAATATAATTTCCATCTTCATTAATAAGATTAAAACGTTCGATTTGATAAATATCGTTTTCATCTTCAAAATTTACTTCTCCATAAAGATAAATAGATTTAGCATCAATAACCGCTCCATCTCCTCTATCATATCTAATAGAACCATAATACTTTTCAGCTTTATCAATACGATTTTCTTGCTCTTCAGTAATAGGTTCCATATAAACTCCGACAGATTTACCTTTAAGTGTCTCAACACGGCAGAGAATTACACTCTGAAACATTCCGAGTAAGTTTATAACTTTTTCTTTCATAATTGTTTATATAATTAATTGTATTAACTATCAGAGTATAAAGGTTACTAATATCTGTTTTACTTGCAAGTTCAGCAAAATCTTTGGCATGTAATTCTTTAGGAATAATAATAGGAATAATATTATAATTATCCCTAAGCCAAATAGATTCAAGTTTACCAGTTCTATCATTATCCATAAGAGAAATAATTTTACCAGTATCTTTTAGTTTACCTTTAAGCCAATCATACTCATTTTGTCTAAGTCTATAAGTTTCATGAGGAATATTAATAACACCAATATTGCCAATATTGTCAGTATTGCCGGTATTGATTTTAGCACTCCGCCCGTAGAGAGAAGTTATGCGTCTAACATTTGCCCCTATGCTAACTCTATCTTTTGTAGACTTAGTTATAACTATATAATCATAATCGTTTCTATCAAGATTATAAATACCTTCAAGATGATTGCAATTAGTTATAAAACGAGTAATATCTTTTTTGCGGTTAGGAAAATAAAGTTTTATATTATAAACTCCATTTCTATCTTGACCAAGACAATAACCATAGCAAGGGTCATTAGTCTTATAATAATACTTAGGTTCAGGATTAATTTTTCTATTGATATAATATTGTTCAACAGGATAAATAAAATTTAAATTAAGAAATTGAAGAGGAACACCAAATTGTTCCCAATATTTTCTATCATCTTCATTCCAAGCTCTAACAACAAGTTCAATAATAGGTTTGCTATGTTTTATATTAACAATGGCAGTATTTATCTCATTAACAAGATTAATATCTTTCTCCTGACCATAAAAAATATCTCTAAAAGTAAAAGTTATATGGCGAAGAACTTTAATAAAATCTTCTTTTTTAGAAATATCGTATTGCTTATTATACATAAAAGTCATTACATAAGCAACAATATCAAAACAGTCACCCCATATATAACCAGCAAAATCTCTAAATTTGAGTTTACCTTTATTATCATATTTAAATCCGCAAGTAGGATGTGCATCATCTCTAATAGGAGAACATATTAACTCTCCACTATCAATACAATACTGAACAATCTTATCTGAAAGATTCAAATAAGTAGCCATAATAGTAACTTGACTAATCTTAGCAAGAATACTTTGTTTATTAAGTTTAGAAGAATTAATACTTCTCATTGAAATGGATAGATAAAAAAAATAGGCTTCGCAATGACAATAACTGCCATCACGAAGCCCAAATTAAATACTAACAATAATATGTTAACAGATGTTAAAAGGGCATGTCTTCTCCGGCAGCTTCAGCAATACCACCAAACGGATTACCAGCCATCGGGTCTCCAACAGGAACACCGCCCACTGCAGGTGCAGCTCCAACGCCCATACCAGGGGCAGGCATATTAGGAGCTTTAGGCTTCTCAATGTTCATCGGAAGAATAGCCTCTTTAACAGCATCAAAACGAATAGACGGGAGAGTATTCTGTTTGAAAATTTCAATACAGCCTTCTCCAACAAATGTGGGGAATGCCAAATCTCCATTATTAACAGGTTGCCAACCTTTCTTATTATTCTTAATATAACGGATAAGTTTCATCCAAACTGGAATATTCTTTCCGTCCTTAGTTTTAAAGATAGATTGACCATCACGGCCGCGGTTCATAATATTCTCAAAGTTTTCAAAGAGAACTTTCCAACCAGCGACAACATCTTCAGGTTCAACAGAAACATACTCACCTTGCTCATCAAAATCCTCAAACGGAAGAGAAAGAGCATTAGCCTCATCGTCAGTCAAATCACGTCCTTTGAGAAGATAAACATTAAGAATATGTTTAAACCAATCAAAAACAGAATTAACTTTCCATTCTTCTTTACCGCCGGGAATAGTATTTACGTTAGATTCAACGGCATTAAACGAAAGAGAAACATAATGACGTTTAGCAGCATCCTCTTCGTTAGATGCGAAAACAATAGTAATACGAGGAATCTCAAGACCATTGAAAGAAGGCATACCAGTAGTGTCTTCACCAATCGTAATCATGCTAAGAGTAACACTATCAAGATGACCGATAAACAGACCATTCTGTTTAGCAAGTTCATGACTGAATTTAAGACGAGCAGTACCACGAGCAGTACCAACACCTCTACGATTTACTTTCTTAGTTTGAGTAGTTCCCTGAGTTGTAGCTTCAGCAGCTGTTGCGCTTGCAGCTGCATTAATTGTTTCTTTTGGCATCATAATTAATTTTTAAATTAAACGTTTAATTATACAAATATAGCCGAGAACATAACTATTAAGGTTACATTCTCGGCTTAATTAATCAATAGGACTTATAGAAGTATCAAATTACTCTTCAGTTTCATCAGCCTTCTTACCGATACGAGCAGGCTCCTTATCAACACTGTCACCAAGAACAACAGCCTTAACAGTTACTTCATTGTAACCATCGCTCAAAGTAACATCCTGAAGATTCTCGATGTCAACATCGAAAACTCGATTCATCTTCTCAGCGTCGTCACCCATATCAGCCTTAAGCTGCTTCCAAACATTAGAATCAGTGAAAGTCAAAGAAGTACCAGCACCTGTAAGACCGGCAGGATTAGCAACCTTAGAACCCTTGTATTTAGGCAACTCACGAGCAACAACGAATGCAGTCAGAATATCAATCTGCTCCTCCTTTGTAACACCATCGCGGGTAAGAGCATCTTTTGTCTCCTTATCAGCATGCTCATAAGCAGCAGCGAGCATTTCATCAAAGTGCTGAGAAACATACTTAGTCTTATCATTCTTAGTAAGACGCTCAGTAGTGGTCTTAATATTACCTTTGGTATCATACTCAACAATACCCTTAGCAATAGCCCACATATCAAATTCCTTGTGAATAGCAATAGCAGCTTCGGGAGTACCAAGCTCCAGACCATTAGCCTCACAGAAATCAACAACAACTGCATCCTTAGAAGCGATAGCAGCATCAATGTTGTCAACATTGTTCAAGAACATGATATAATCACCATGTCCAACGCCAAGAGCTTTAGATACAGGAGGAGTAATACGGAAGTTACCTTCAGTACTAACTGCAATAAACTGCGGCTCAACAACTATGTTACGCTGACCAGCATTAACAACTCCAAAACCAAATCCCATTGCTTTAACATTACCAGTTTTCATTTTACTTGAAATTTAATTGTTAATAACTAAAAGTGTTTTATCTTCTTTATTGAGAAGTTGAATTTCGTGATGATATGCACATCGAACTTTATATCCTTTAAGTTTATGACCTCGATATACATACCAAGAATAGGCTTCGGCATAACAGCCTAAGTATTTAGCAATCTCATTTATAGAAATACCTACTATTTTATCATATTCTCTTATAAGAGTACAAGGTTGAGATTTACTTTTAATATGCCTCTTTATAGCAGTTCCATAATTATGATTATAACTTTGATTACACCATTCTAAATTAGTATAAATATTATTAGTTTTATTCTCATCAATATGATTAACTACATTAAATGTTTTGTCTTTCTTTTCAACAAAATATTCAGCAACTAATCTATGAATACGAATAGTTCTAATTTTACCTTTTATTCTAATGCAAACATATTTATAACCATCTTTATTAATATAGCCATTAAGAATAAAATTAGTTTTATTATTTCTAACTTTACCATAATTGCTAATAGAATAAGAACTATTAGTAATATCTTTCCAAGTTTCCATATATTATATTTCAACTACTTCTGCGTCCTCAATAGAAGTAATATCTGTGGATGAGAGTTCTTTACCAGCTACAATTTTAAGTTCGGTAGTTTCCATAACTCCCATAAGGACATCAGATGCTATATCCCGAGCACCAAGTGTAAAAGACCTATGTCCAATAAGTATTCGAGGATATTTTTTATAAGTATCTTTTTCAAACATTTCAGCTTGAACAGCGTCACTATAACTAAAATGACTAATGACTGTCATATCTTTTCCATTAACTTTACGAGTAAGTTCATACTCAGTAATAAAGTCAACAGGTTTATTAGGAATACGATAAATAGGAACTCTGCCAGATTTAACTACTTCAGCAACTTGTAGCTTATTAGCAACAATGGCAAATTGTTTAGTATTCAATTGATAATCTTTATAAAGATTACCATTGAAATCCTGATACCATTTAACAGGATAAACATAAACTAAATCACCATCTTTGTCAGCAGCAAGTTTATCAGCAGCTTCTTTAGAATTTCTGCATCGAATAACATATTCAGGAAAACTATTGTCAATGTAAACGTTAAATCCATCTGTATATTCATACAGAGGTTGATAATCTTTAAGACATCTCCAAGTACAACCTGCCTTTAGAAGTAACGCTTTGACAACATGAATATCAACACCCGTTTTACCATTAATAACATGAATGTGTTCAAGACAACTACTAAAAGGAAGTCCTAAATCTTGTGCTCTCATAAGAACAGCAAGACCATCATTAACACTTTCAATCCCACCTTTCTTACTACGCATAATCTTCGTTAGAAAATTTTCAGCAGCAGCAAGTTGTTTAGGGTCAAAAAGATTAAGAGCATTAAAATGATGTTCAGTAGTTGCAACATCATCATGTTTAGCAAGTTGAGTATTGACTTCTTTATCAAGTTGAGCAGGAGATTCAACATCAACTTGACCTTGCTTTTCGTCATTGTTAATCATTATGTCAAAGAGCAGTAAGGTTGTTAATCACATTACAATAATAAGAACTTTTCTCCATATTACCAATTTTTTTATAGAATAATATCACCGGAAATTTTATCATAAGATATAAGATTTTCCGTATCATCTATTACTTTAATAATAGGATTAACTTTGTCTTTAATCATCTTGTCACTTTCAACCGTTCCTGCACAATAAATTTTATATGTTTTAGTAGGAACGCCATTAAAAGTAACATTAGCAAAACGAGTTTTAACATCTATGATATTATCGCATAACGGAGATGTGAAAATCACCACGTCACAAGCTATTTTTAGCTTCACATTCGACGCATTTTTTATGGATAACACATTGATAACCCCGGCATTAAAACGCTTCTCATTGAGGCTCGATTGGGCTTGCCATCCGAGCCGACGAGGTTTGCCTTTATTAGCACCAGACTTAATCAAAACAGGATTACCAGTTTCTTCATTAGTAGCAAATATATTATCAAGACAATCATGATAATCAGCACAAGCAATCATCTGTTGTTGTAGATAATTCGTAACTTTAGCAGCATACTCGGCACGTTTAGAAATAATAAGAATCTTTTTATCTTTATGTTCAAGACAAATATCCTTAATAGCTTCAAACTTAGCTTCATTATCACTAACTAAATCACGTCTGTTTTTAGCAATACTATAAAACGTACAAGCACGTTCAAAGATAACATTAGGATTATAAATATCATCAATTTGTTTCATAAAAGGAATATTAGTATCAAGATTTTCGTTCCAGCCATTTTCTTTAGCAAGATTATTACGAAATTCAGCACCACTAATATTCAATTTATTATCTCCTTTTTTACAACGTTCAATGTTATAAAGACTACCAAGTATAGAAAGAGTAGTATTAATATATTCAGTATACTTATCATAATCTTTTCTATCATCAGCAGAAAGCTCAACTCCCACTCGATGTTCCTCTACGGGGGAATAAATACGAGCTTTAGCGTTAACCTCGGCAGTATTTTCTATATTAATAGAAGGTAATATATTACGAACATTAGTAATAAATTCATTGTTCATAATATTCTTAGTAAGAATACACATAGTAAACTTACTTTCATCGTAAAGATGTTTAATACTTACAAAATCATCATTAATACCAACAGTAATAATAAGTTTGTAATTATAATGATATTGAGGTTTAACAAAATCTTTACTTAGTATTCTAATGTTAAATCCATTCTCACCACTAACAACTTGTTTAGTTTTGAGATAATTCATAATAGTAACACGAGTATCATAACAATCAACAGCAATAAATATTTGTTGTTCAGGATACTTATTATGAAACGGAACTATAACATTGTAAATAATTTCAGGTATAAACTCTTGGTCAAAACAATAAAAACTCATTTTACCTTTTTGAGCTTGAAAACCATCAATTATATTTTTAATAACTTTATTTTTATTCGAAGTCTGCATCATCAAAAAGACTATTATACTGACCAGAATATTTCTTTAAAAGACTTTTACCCGATTTAATACCACGTTGAGCATCACCTTTTTGATTAGGACTTATATTAAGTTTAATCGGGTCTATAATCTTAAGAGCAGCTTCATAATAATACGAATAATTAATGTTACGATATTCAATACGTTGGTCATCAAGAGTATTAATAACAGCTACTTGTTTACCAGCACACATATTATTGCGAGCTTTGGTATTGTCATTAACCTTTTCAAGAACACCACCGTTATTAGTAACGTAAAATCGAACAAATCGCTGAAGCTCAGTAGTAGTATTACCTTTAGTAAACTCTACATGAAATTTTTTTGATATATTTTGAGTTTTACAAAAATCAAGAATGTTTTTAGAATCATAAAGAGTTTCAAGAACAGGAATACCTTTAAAATAATTAACAACAGCACGAGCAACTATTGGCATATCATAACCTTTATCAAGAGATTTAATATACATAAATTCATTCAAATCTCCTTTAGAATCTGATTTACCATTAAGTTCTTCAATATAATAATTATTAATATCACGATTAATATACATAAGGTATTCTTCACTATCAGCACTAAGACCAGTAAGTTCCATCCATCTTTTGGCAATATCATCAAACTTAGATTTATTATGTTTGTGTAGTTTAATAACAATACCATCAGTGTTGGCACTAACAACTTCTATACCATTAAGTTCAAGTTCTTCACAGAGCATCATAATCATAAGTTGACCATTAATAGTAACTTTAAGAGTACAAAGTCTATCATAAAGGTCGCCCTTTTCAAACGGTTTATCTTTTATCTTTCGAGTAAAAGCCTGACTATATCTTCAATCACTAAGATATTCCCATATATAACCTTTATGAGATTTATATTTAGGAACATGTCTACAACATTTTGTAATAGCAGAAGAGTCAAATCCTAAAGTATCAGCGGCTTCAGTAGCACTTGCCCATTGTCTAATAAAATTATAATATTTATCATATTGAACAACAGGTTTAGATAGTTTATTATCTGAATATTTACCTCTACTTCCTCCTCTTCCACCAATTTCAATATTAACTAAAGAACCTCCATCTTTTTCAAATTTATATTTAGCTATATATTCTTTTTCTAATTTAATACTTTCTTCTTCAGTAATATCAATAGCTAAAATTTGGACATGAATAAGATTAATATCTTTAACTTTATTATTATAAGTTTCATGACGTCGAGGACCTTTAAAATAAAATGCTCTTTCGATAGTACCTTGACCAATATAAAATGGTTTTTCTTCATTATTATAATAATGAGCATAAACACACATTCTATTATAATCTTCAGTATGAAATCCATATTTAATCGGAGTTTCTTTTATTTTATTTTGAGAATTAGTAACAGAATGATGTCCAAAATGTTGTTGAGATTTACATTTGCTTATTGTAAAACCTTTTAATTTACTATTAAAATTAAAAGTAGCAATTTTATTAATATCTTTCATATTTTATTATTTAATTGGTTTATACAATAACAAATATACAAATTTCCTTGGTGATTGTGCCCCATTTCCCAAAATATTTTATAAAATATTTCAGTACTCCTTTCGGATAGTCGATGAACATTACTCATATTATTCTCACAAACAATATTACAAGTCTTTGCTGCTGATTGTCACATAATAATAGTTTTTCAAGCATTCACACTTAGATTTTCATCTTATGTTGTAGCACTATTATCTTCGCGAGTTTCCAGCAATTAGAGGCATTTTAATTCAGCATTGAATTATACCGAACTTTCCGTAAATAGAATTGATAACAATTTTAAGAGCTTCGGCAAGAATCTTAGGAGGAACACCATCAATAAGTTTTTCTTTACTATGTTTAGCAATAACTCGTGTATCACGAAAATACTTAACACAGCTAACAAAAACTTTTTCATTAAGATGTTTAGGAGCTATATTATACTGAACCATAATAGACGGATAAAATGAAGCAATATCCCAATGAACATAAATATAACTATCATCAGTAATATTATCCCAAATTGTTCCAGCTTTAGCAAGTTCAGCAATTTTAGCTTGTTTTACCTGGCCCGTAGAGGAATCATTAATTAACTCAATCTTACTCCTTAATTCTCTTGGAATATCTTGAGTATGAAGACCTCCAGTAGCAATAGTATAAGTAAGTTTATTTATAGTAATTTCAAACCAACCGCTATCATTATTAGTTTTAAGATATTTTAGATTAGGATATTTAGGAGCAATTTCTTTAAGAGCTTTCTTACCAACAGAATATAGCGTAATACTACGCATTTCTTCAAGAAGCTCTTGAAGAGGTTTAGTCTTAAATTTAATCCAATCAAAAATAACACGTTTAAAACTCATAGCAGTACGCTCAGTTTTCTTACCACGCCATTGTTCTGGGGCAAGACCGCTACGTTTACTATAAGTAGAAATAAAAAGTTTATCAGCAATATTACTTCGAGAACTACTAAGACAATCAATCTTGAAATTATGAGAAATAGAATATCGAAGACGAACTTCATCCATAAATAAACGAATCATCTCACATACTATAAAAACATCATTATCATTATAGTGCATAGTAGGTTCAATCCATTCAGGAATCATATATCTATCCCATTTAGAAACAAGAAGATTAACTTTATCAGCAGGTAGACCTTTATATCTATAATCCTTCTGATAAAATTCTATATCTTTATCACTAATAGGAGGTAGTTCATATTCAAGAAGTTCATACCATTGAAGATTAATAGAAGTTTGTTTAAGACCTTTACCATAATAATGTTTACTTCCATCATCACTAATAATAGAACCAACTTTATTAAGTGCAAATATAGTCATAATATCTACATTAGTAAATGGCAAAGGATACTTATTGCATAGACTAAGAGTATAATCATGTCTACGCATTTCTTCATTATCTTGCAAAGATATAATATGCTTACTTAATTCATAAAGTTTAGTAATAAGTTCTTTAACAGAATTAGTTTGGCCAGCGTACATAAGTAGGCCAGCAATCATTAATTTGTCATAAGAATTACTATTATAACCAAACCAATCAGAACGAATAGGAATATTATTATCATCATAATGAGGACGCATACTATTTATATATCCTAACATAGGAAGAAGTTGCGTATCATCATTTTCAGTAATATAAAACTTTTTACGTTTAACAGTATCAAGACGATTTTTAATTTCAGCAACAGTAAGAACTTGTGTTAAAGGAATAGGTTTTTGTTTTTTATCCTTCGTAACACAATCCTTAAATGTATTAAGATAACTATCAACTTCTGTAATTGTAATACAAAAGAAGTTAGGTAATACCTCAACATCATACGAATAAATATTAATCATATCTCAAAATAAAGCTCGTTTAAATTCATCAATAAAAACTTTTTTGAGAATTTGATTATCGTAGTACATAACTCCTGGACTAATAACAGATTTAATTTTAACAAGACCATTATTATTGTAATTAAACAATGTATTATAACAAAGTTTATCAAAAACAATAATCTTTGTAGGAGCTATATGACCTATCTCATAGAATAGATTGCTAAAACAAGATTTAATTGCTTCTTTTTCCAGATTAAAATCTGTTTTATTAAGACATTTAATAGCACGAGTTACATAAACATCTTCAAGTAATTCTCGTCCAGTAATATCTTTATAAGCATCTTGAACAATCTTCAACATAGTAGTATAACCAATTCCGGCTTTAACATCATACGACGGTAGAATCATAATGGTATCAGTAATAATATTACCAGTACCAAATATGATTGTTTCATCGTCAGAAGAAACGTAAAGTTTAAGAGGACAATATTGACAACATTTAGCGGTTTTAATTTTCTTATTAGAAACAATATGTTCAACAGCTAAATCAACCTCTTTAACTTTACGTTTAGTTCCCATAACAAATAATTAATTCTTTATGAGCGCGAGAACATCCTACATACAAACGACGAAGTAAATCATCTTGATTAGCATAAGGATTGCCCATTTTATCATATACCATATTGTTTACGTCAACAAATACAGTATCATAAGTAGAACCTTGGCTCTTATGTGCTGTAATAGCAAATCCGTAATCAATATCTCTATCATAAAGAGTTCGTCCTTGTCTATCAATAATATTCGCAGCTATAAGATATTTCTTCTTAAAAGCATAATAATCCTTCCAACGAGCAACTCTGACAGCTCCACTTGATTTACGAGCAGTATCAATAAGATTACTAATAGTCTTATGATATTGTAAGACAGTAAACTTATCTCTATGGTCAATAACAAATAGAGGTTTAGTTATAGTTCCACCATGAACAAGTTGGAATTTAACAAGAAAACCTTTGAAACCATATTTATCATCAACAAAATCTACAATATCGTTAATAATATATTCTTCAGAATTATTAATAACGGTTTCCATAAATTCATTGACAATAGTTTCATAAGACATAATAAGGTCATTCTTAGTAATTATATTCTTATCAGCATCACGAATAATACTATTACGAATATAATTATTCCAACCAGCAACAGAAGCATTTGTATAAGCAATAATACGATACATATCAATATTTTTCGTATATTCCTCATTGTGGAAAGAACTATCAATCAATTGCTTAAACTCAGCAGGACGACAAATACTAAATCCTTCATTAATATCGCTATAATTAATAGCGCCAATATTCTGACTTATATAAGTAAGAAAACGATAAGTATGATGTTCTATATCATAACGAAGCAATTCAAGAAGCTCAGTAATAGGATTATTTGCAGCTTGCCTAACAATTTGTCTAAGTTTATAAACTTCAAAACATCTATCAAAAGCAATAGATTTTTTCTCATTAACAGGAGCAAGCTGATGGTCATCACCTATAAATATAAGTTTAATAAATTGTTCTTTACAAATCTTACATATATAAGTAACAAGTTTAGCAGGTATCATAGAAGCCTCATCAATAATTAAAACTCTGGTATTCTCACATATTTTAGGTCTACCAAAAGGATTAAATTGAGGATGCTTAGGGTCAAAGTCTTCAAGTTTTAAATCAAGTCTTAATCCAAAAACACTTTGAACAGTATTAACTTCTTTACCACCAATAGCTTGACTAAACACTCGACATGCTTTATGAGTAGGAGAAGCGCAAATAATTGAGCTATTACTATATCTACAATTGCGTATAATATAGTTAGTAACAAAAGTCTTACCAGTACCTCCAGCACCAATTAATCCTACTATATATTTAGTAGTATTAAAAGGTTTAGCAATAAAACTAATAATATTATCAACGGCCTTCTGTTGGTCATTGGTAAATTTAATTTCAAGTTTTGGACTTTTATCTTTACCAATATTATTGAGTTCCATTTATTTTATTATTTTCAATTACCGAAAGAATAGTATCATAGTTTTCTCTATAATACGCAAGAGCATCATGAGCATTATTATTATAAAGTTCTACCCAACATTTCTTTATATAGAAATATTTAATAAAACCAATAATAATAATATCTCCAGAAACAACACAACCAGGTGCAAAAGGTAAATAACAATTAGGATTACATTCTCCATAATCATTAATACTTCTAATTATACAACAACGTCTGTTATTATCTAATTCGCGAGCATAAATTCTATCTTTACCTTTACAAGAATAACAATCAGTATGTATTTTATAATCAATACTATTATTTACTTTAACAGTAAAATTAGCATTAATATCAATCCATACAATACCAGTTATATTCTCTTCTGCAACCTTAGTTCGTTTAATATTATTAGAGGTCTTTCTCGCCTTAGTTTCTTTCTTAGGCAGAGAAAAATCAAACGTAGGCATGACATACTATTATTTAGTTTTAACACGTTTCATAGCTGATTTAGCCATAGTAGCCATATTAAGTTTACGTTCACGCTTAGCAGCTTTAGTATTATTCTGTTCAGAATTATCATCAGCTGCATTATAAATCTTCTTAGTACCACCAGAAAATTGTGTAACAAACATAGGATAATATCCATGCACTTTACACAGATAATCAATTTTGCCCCAAGAACTATTACCTACCTCGGTAGAACCTTTAAGTATTTGAATATACTTTGTAGTTCCGCTTTGAGCAAAATGAATAGAGTTCTTCTTAGAAAGAGAACGAACGCAACTTGCTTCATCATAATGTTTTCTTGCCATAACTTTACGCAATTTAAAAAGATTAATAATTATTGTTTGAATAGCCGTTTTAGCAATATCAGCGGTAATGGCTCCGGCTTCGCCTCCGCCGCTTTATTTACTGGCCCGTAGAGGGAGAATTAGTATTAACTTCCGCTTCTTTAGCTTTTCTATCATCAGGTCTAAGAATATCTTCATACCCATGAAACAACGCAGCAGCAGTACCAAATTGTCCTTGCTCACAATAGCTCTTAATTTCAAGATAAATATTCATTCTCATATAAAGACGAGATTGTTCGTCATTAAAAGAAAGAACTAAAGCCTTGAGAGTAAGATTAAGACAACTATTAACAGATTCTAAAAATCCACGTTCTTCATTAGTCATTTTCATAGCGAATATATAATTATTAATTATTATTTCTTGATTTAAGCTATAAATAGCTTGCAATATGTCCAGCTTATAAAGTAATCGCAGACAATATAGTAAACGTTTATAAAGCTAATAATAGCTATTATGCAATATATTCCAGTATAAGTTTAGATTTGCTTCAAACATTTAATTAGTTATTATCAACAAAAACTCCATAAGCAATAATACTAATAATAGCATTAGTATTAATCACTTATGGAGTAAGAACTATGTTTGAAAGAAAAACTACAAGCGTCATCACGACGTTTATAATACGAAACATAAATAGTATTTGCCCATTGAGGATTCGAACCTCAACCAACAGAACCAAAATCTGTTGTGCTACCATTACACCAATAGGCATTAACAGGAAGAGAGGAATAACATGAATGGGTAGGACCTTATTATTAAATCCTCTCTTCCAAACTTATTACTTACTCTTCTCACGAAGACGAGCAATAAGCTCTTCTTTAGTAAGTTTAGTTAAGTCTTCTTCAAAATCATTACCGGTACCATTGCAAGGCTTATCGCCATATTGCAAATCAGCAATCATATTATTAAGACGCCCGCACTGTTTAACAGCAATATAGTTAAATTGAGTACGAGATTTATCTAAAGCCTTAACCAAACGCTTAATATTATCAACACCTACAATACGAGCATCTTCATTATCAAACATTATGACATTAGCTAATGTTATACCAGCATTACGAACATCAATAGGCAAATTTTTAACATCACCAGATGTAATATCTTTGGCAGTACTTTCTGCTTCATCAATCATACACAGAATACAAACTTTTTTTATTGCCTCTTTAATAATAGGAGAGATTTTAGAGTTTTCAGCATCAACTATAATAGGCTTAATACCTAAAATTTCTTTAATTAGTTTCGCAATATCTTCTTTCATATCTTTATATTTTTAATAACCGTATTCACGAGCAGCATCTTCGTCGGAATCATCTATTTCAATAGGGTCCCAACCTACATCATCAAAGTCTTTATCAAGAACTTCTCCATGTATTTCGATGCCATCTTCTACATAATCGGGAATATTATCTTCCATAAATTAATAATGATTAAAAGCCCATAGAAGAACTGATTGTTCCTCTACGGGCAGAGTTGTGAGCTTAATCGGCTATACTGGCAGTATCGTCGGAAACTTCATTACCAATGCCTTGATATTGTTCATTGAGAACAGCAATATTCTCAACTTCTTCCTGGTCAACAGCTTTGCTAATACCAACAGACATTTCTTGTTTGCAGAAATTGTCAATAGTACGTTGAGCAGAAGCGCTGAAAGAAGCAAATGAAGCAACAAGAGCATTCAGAAAGAAAGGCTCATTATAAGAATACTCGCGCATAAGACCGTTACATTTAACGGCAAACTTGTTCCATTTAAATGAAACATAACGAGCATTACCTTTAATTTCACCTTTCTGAAGAAGATAGTTCAGAATACCAAGAGCGGTAAAACGACGAATCTCAGCATTGTTCTTAATTAAAAGAGCAATCTGAACAACATGGTCGGGATAATGACCAGTAATAGGCGGAAGTTCTTTCTTCTTGTCCTTTTTAGACTTTTGTTGAGTCTTAGCAGGAGTAGGAGTTAGGTCAAGAATATCAGATTTAGGAGCATCAGCTACTTCACCAGCTTGTTGAGCACCAGTAGTTTCCTCAACTTCATTGTTCAATTTAGCATTAGCAGCTTCTTCTACATTAGCTTTAGCACGAGCGGCTTTCTTTGCTGCATATTTACTAACAGGAGCAGCACCTGTCTTTTCAATCTTTGTCATGACTTTAAGATTTTAATAATTAGTATTAAGTTAAATAATAAGAGTATTAACATTAATAACTCTTATGCGTACAAATGTACATCAATAATTTCAATATGCCAAACAATTCAATTATTATTTTTATCTATGGCTGAAAGATAATGCTTAACATGATACCAAATAACATGATTAAGACTTAACAGCATAAATAATATAACATCGAAATGTCTGACATCAAAAGCAATAGCGATATTAGTAGCAATAGCACAAATACTATCACTACCAATATCACTACTAACTCTCAAAAGCCCATAAGTTTATCTGCGAGACGGTCGGCCATTCTCAGACCAGTTTTACCGAGCTTGAAACCAATGATATGATTGATAATAATATCATGGTCATATACTTTCGGTTCAACATCCTCACGAGTACTGAATGGGTTCTTGAACTCTTCTCCGGCGGCAACTTCTTGTTGAATAATATCAACAGTGCCGCCATTGAGAATAAGATTCAAAGCCTGCGGATTTTCAAGAAGAGCATTACCAAGCCAACTTAGTTCTTCATCTTCTTTGAGAGCACCAACAATGGCAAACAAAGAAGTGAAAACAATATCAGTCATGCCCTCATGATAAGTAGCACCTTCATCGGTAGAAACAAAACCGCGAATCTTGTTCTTAAGCGTAAAGCTGACCATAGTATAGTCATCTTTATCAGTAAAGTTCACGTTTTTAATCGTAACCGAATTGATACGTTTACAACCAGAAGCAATTAGCTTTTTAACAATGTTCTTGTAATCAGCTACAATAGCATTCTGAGTTTCTTCACCTTCAATAGGAAGTTCAACACCACCACGTACTTGTTCTTCAGCAGCAGCATTAGGATTTACAGTCTGTGCCATAATCTAATTTTTTTAAATTTGTTATTGATGTTAATTGTTCTGATAAGATTGTTAGTCTTAATAGACAGAGTAAAAACCCTTATCATGTTCATACTCCAAGATTTATTATGTTTTGTATGAGGTCTAAAGAAAGTTATTGGAATAGCTAAATAAGCTACCCCAATTAAACTTTCTAAAAACGCTGTAACTCTTGATACAACATAGTATTCCATTGGTGCACATACTCGTTCTTATTTACACGTTCGACACGTTGTTTATACTGCTGTTGTAAATCAACAAATTGTTTATAAGACTTAATATAGATATTATATAATCTTATTTGTGTTCTATGTGCAAATAAAGATTTTAATTCTTCTAAGTCTTTAACATCTTGAATAGGTATTATTTTCATATATTACCAATATAAGTACATTGCTATAAACCCAGTAATTATTGCAATTAGGAATGCAATATGTATTACTATTCCTGCTGTTGCAAATGATAGAAGCGGAGCTAATAAAGCTGTTACTATTATTATTGCAAAACAGTTTATCAATATAAAGAAGCAAATGCTTGCAATCTTGCTTTTGTTTATGTTCATAATATTGTTTTTATTTAATATGTTCAAAATGACCGTATTGTGAGTGAACAAGTATCTTAACTTGATGATATAAAGTAAGATGAAAGTCTTTATATTCAACAGGTGTAAGATGTAGTTGTGTACAATACTTTTTATACATTTCGTAATAAAAGTCCATAGTGTGGAGAGTATTAAAGAGTTAATGTGAGTGAGATGTAAGGAGATAGAGATGCTGTTGTATAATAGAGATTATTATGTTCTATAATGAGCTGTTAATGGTAGAGTTATTATAGAAATAATAAACTATTAATAATGGAGTTATTATAGAAATAATATAAATGAAATGCAAGATGATTATGTGAATGTTGTATTGTGTTTTATGTAGTGAGATTATGATAGAGATAATAACAGCAATAGGTGATTTTGATTATAATGAAGATAGAGGAGAAAATAAAGGTAAAAGAAGGAACGAAGTTCCTGTTCCACCTATTTCTCCTCTTACTCCTAATCATCCTGCTAATCCTATTGCTATTTCTATTCTATCATCAGCACATATCCATCTTCAGCAACTTCAGCTTTATTAGCCCACATAAAATCATTAACATTAACAGGCTTTATAAGCATAGATTCATCTTTATGACCTCTAATCTTCTGACTCTTTTTATAAACTGCATTAGCTGTCTTAATATAATCATTAGCTTCTGCAACATTGAGCTTAATTTCAGCGTTAGCGAGTTTAATAACAGTCTCAATGTTAGCAACAGCTTTATATACAAAGACATAGCGAACAATATAAGATTGTCCTCTAAGTTTATAATAGAGAGTGTTTGCTTTAGCAAGATTGTAATACACTTTAGCAAGACGATTAATAACGTCTTCTTTAGTACAATCTACAAAACCAATTTGTTCAGAACGCTGAACATTACCAATAGAATTAACGACTTCTTTTCTAATTTCAAACATAGTAATATGAATTTAATTATTAATATTATTGTTAACTTTGAGACGCTTAATGGTACGCTTAATAGCAAGACCAACAAGTTTGCGAGTGTCCCAAGATTCATTATGTTATGTATGAGGCACAATTCATTATGTTTTGTATGAGGACTGACTCTAAAAAGTAAAGCCAGTGATGGCAGACCGAAGTCCACCATCACCAGCAATAGTTTCGGCATCAGAAGCCGAGAATGGCGTCAACTTTCTTGTCAACACGAGCCTGACCTTTGTCAGACAGCTTGACTTCGACAATATCAGTCGAATAGCCGTCATGTTCATGAGTCAGTGTTTCGCCATTGCTGTTGGTATATTCGCTACCCGCAGCAAACTTCTCGCGCTCAAGAGTGACAGCACTGCCTGCAATATATGCAGACAGAACAGCTGCGGTGAACGGTTCGCCACCATTGACAATTGCAGTTTCTTTGATATGACTATAAATCACACCTAAGTCACCAACTTTGTCAATGATTTGAGCAATGAGAACACGTGGAATGAAGTTGATGTAATCAACAACATCGTCAACGTACTCGCCGTCACGTTTGACAATACCGTCAAATTTCGTGTCAAAAGTAACACGATAGACAATACCATCTTCAGTTTCGACCATTCTCACGTTCACAACTTTAGCATTGATTGTTGCCATAACTGTATCAGCTGGCTTTTCACCAGTCTCGGCTTGTCAAGTAATAGTAACGCCACAACCTGCGCAAGCATCAGGTCTACACGGCTTAGCAAGGGAAGCGGCACCTATGTCCGCAACTTGTCTTGCATCGCAAAATTTATTATGTTTTGTATGAGGAACATCATAAATAAAATAAATAGCTGGAATAACAGGATTATCTCCCACTATTCCAGCTATTTATTATTCTATTACATCAACTCGTTCTACAATGAGCTTTATGTCTCTATCATCTACTTTGTCACTAATAGTTTCAGCGAACAATGCTTTATCAATCGTGCCGATAACAACAGTATTTTGCATGATGTTCAGTTGGTGAGTAGCACCAAAGTAACAAGGTGTACCAATAACACAGTCATGTCCATTAAGACTAACTATATTATCCCTATCAGCAATGATATACCAATCATGATTTTGTACAGCCCAGCATGTATCACCAGCAATACGTGTAGTATCACCAGTATCAACAGCTCTGTTAATATCATTGACTACCATTGCAACAGGAACATCAACAAAACGTTTGTCACCACACAAGTGAATCAACACATCTTGAATTGAATGCAACATATCAGTATAGTCAGTCTCTCACTGAACTCTCTGCATTGTGTTAGTAATAAGACCAAGAATGTCATGCAGTGCAACATCATGGACAGAATGATATTCATCATTCCAAAATTTATTATGTGCGTGTATGAGGAAAACAGCAACAGCTTGACGGGGGAGTTCAAGACGTACTTTGACCCCCGGGGTCTCTCAGTAATACCTCCCGCTTCTCACTAATATACATATTTTTCTATAACCCCACATTCTCCCTTTTATTTTCTTATATATTTAATCTCATTTTCTCTATCATCTAAAACTTATTATTCTCTTCTATAAACAACAATAATTTAATCTCCAACATCTTACCAACTTATCTAATTTTCACAAACTCTATTATTTCTCTTATCTACATCTATAATATAACTCTTTTATTCTTCCTTTTTCGCATCATTAATAAAATTTCTTTATTTTCTCTCTTCAATATCATTATTTCTATCTCTTTATCTTCCCTTCTCAACTCCTATAAAACAAAAAGGAGAAACTTATTCAGCTTCTCCTTTAATCACAACTTACACTTTAACTTTTGTTATTCACCACTTTTCAGTAAACGTAATAACAAAAGGAGCACTAATAGCGTTATCTTGTTTAGAACATATATGATTAGGACGTCTAAACTGATATTTACTACTTTTAATATAGATATTATTATCCCAAAAAGTTTTAAGAATATAATATCTTATAAGAACTTCTTTAACAGCAAGTTTAAGTTTTTTATCAACAATACATAGAAGTTCATCAGGCATACGATAAGTAATTGTATCTTTATCTTCTCTAATTTTAACAATAGGATAAGAAGTAAGTTCTTGATACTTATAATCTTTCTTAACTTCTATACGACCAATACTATCAATAAAATATATGATAGTATTTTTATTTTCACTAATCTTATTAATCATTACTTTATATCATTTATGAAGTCAATAAATATATTTTCATTAATATTATAATAATCAATACAATCATCACATGATGTAATAATATTATCTTCTTCAAGTTCTTCAATAGCTTTAACAACACTATAAGTGCATCGACCATATTTAGAAACAAGTTCTGCTTTATTAAGAAGAATCTTTCCAATTTTAGGATTATAATAAATCATAATATGATAAAGCAATCTATAAGTAAAAATATGCTTAAAATCATATTTCATAATAAGTCCAGGATTAATAGTAACTTTATTATTCATAATAATATCAATATTAACATTTTGACCATAAATATACAATAAAATTTTGAATATTTTGTATACTGAACAAATTTTGTTATATTAGTGAACAAATTCTGTTATTATGAATATAATTATTGATAATCGTAATAGTGATGCTATATATGTAAATAAAGCTAATAATCATATTGCTAATAGTGATGAGATTATTAGATTTATACTTACTGATAATAATTCTAATATTGATAAATATATTGCTATTATAGCTGGCATACATCATCTTGGAGAAGCTGAAGCTGCTGTTCTTAAATATGTTATGATTAATGATAATACCGCTCTTAGCGGAGAAATTTGTGTTGCTGTTGCGAAAATTATCAATAAAAGTACTGCTACTGTTGCAAGAGCTATTGTTAATCTTAGAGATAAGAAACTTATTTATGGTAATGGTGCTAAAGCTGTTAAACTATCTACTTCTATTGCTACAAGTATTAAAGCTCTGTCTAAAGCTAAGTTTTTCGTTATAGAAGTTAACCCAGAAGTTACTTCACCAAAAATAGAATTATAACTTATGCCAATACTTTTAGTCCTGCCAATATTGCAGATGTTGCCGTTAAAGTTCTTAGCACTCTGCCCGTAGAGGGAGGACTACTATCATATTTTGTCTTTTATTTATGTTTTATTTATTAATTTAATTATGATTGAAATTAAAAGTGAAAAGAAGTCTTATGGAATTAGTTTTCCTACTTCTATTAGTGAACTCACACCCGATGTTTTAACGAGTATTACAGAACAAGTTAAACTTCCAAAACATTATTGTATTATAGCTCTTTGTTTTAAAACTCGTCTATTTGATTTTGTTGTTGCCATGAATAGCAAAAAAGAACATAGTGTTTCAGTTGTTCCTGTTGTTGCTAAAATTAGTCAAGAAGATATAGAAGAAACTGGAGCTTGTGTTGGAGATAAAGTTATTCTTAGCCGCAGTGCTTTGGAAATGGGAACTCATCTTAATCTTCCTATTATGATTAGTACTGATAATGCACGCAATTATTTTGCTGCTGATGAAGCTCTAACAAAATCTATTATAAATCGTTCTAATCCTATTTTTGCAAATTTGACTAAACGAGATAATATTATTGTTCTTGAATTTAAAATTATTCCTGTTGTAGATATTAAAGGTTCTGTTTTGCCTGGAGCATCTGGTATTGACCCATTTATAACTAATTCTGAAAGTGTTAATTAAAAACAATATAAAGCAAGTAAAGTAGCGATAGTATATCATCTTCCCTCTACGGGCGGAGTGGTTTCTATAACGGCAGTATCTGCTATATCTGCTTTACTTGCTTTTATTAATAGTACTTAGCTTATGAGTGATGATATACAATTTGGAACTGAAGATATTGGAGAAAATTATATCATTATAAGTAAGGATACAAATGATATTCTTAATGATATGGATTTTAATGATGAAGACGAACGTTTACTTTGTGAGTCTATTATTACTAATCTTGAAAAGAATGCTGCTTCTTCAATTAGAGAAATGAAGACTGTTTCTCTTCCATTTATTGGTTGTATTAGAATTAATCCTATTAAACGTAAACTGCGTGATGCCAAACTACATCTATCTCTTATGAGAAAAAATATGACTAAGGCTGAATATAAACAACATGTTAAAGACATTGTTCATGAGTTTGGTCAAGAGATGGATAAAGCTGATGCTGAAAAACTAATTATGACTAAAATTCGTCGTAATAATAAAAAACATTATGATGAGTTATATAAGAAATTAGGACGTGCTTATGCTGAAATGTTTATTTTTTCTATTAGAGCATTAAAAGATATTCCTTTTGATAAAGAGTGGCAAGAAAAATATGATGAACTTGCTGGTATTGATAGAGAAATATGAGTGCTGATAAAACTGCTAAGAATATATTAATATTAGAGATATATTTAATAATCAACCGAGATATAAGTTTAAATAGCAGTATATAGTAAAGTATATATTATTTAGGGGCTTGTAAGTATTTGATAGTCAATAAGTTACAACTGAATTTCACAGATTTTAATATATACCTTAACACATTTTTACTTAAAATGTATATTAAAACTATATGTTGAGAGTATATTTGTGATGTATTTAATCAAATTAATTCTGTTATGCGTGGTATAAGAGATGTTCAAGCCGGTAAACATACTGATGTTAGTAAAAGAATTGACGATAATTCTATAATTGAGGGTTATAATGTTTTTGAACCTCATAATAAACCTAATCTTAATTATGAACTTAAAGAAACAGAACTTATGGTTATTGATGGTAATAAAAGAGAAAAGAAAACATTTATAACTAAGTCTTATAACTTTGGCAATTATTTTATTATGAACATGAATGCTTATAATATTCTGGGAGAACTTAGTAAACCTGCTTATAGATTACTTGGATATATACTCAACAATTTATATGTTGATAAACCTAAGTTTAATCTTATTCTTAAAGATGCAGCTGCCTGCTTGGGAGAGAAATATGCTAATGTTCTGTCTAATGCTAAAAAAGAACTTATAGAAAAAAATATTATTGAACCTTATAAAAATGGTAAGTCTTCCGAGTATTTACTTAATGTTGAACTTCTTTTTAAGGGAAGACGTAATATGTATATGGAAAAATTATCTATTTTATTGGGAGAAGAACCTGCTGATTATGTAATAATTAAATAATATATTATGCGTGACCATAACGAAATTGTTAATGAATATAATAAACGTCTTGCTCAATTTGTTAAAGAATTAGAGTGTGAAATGCAAAAGGAAATTGATAAAAATAATAATCCTAATTGTTACGTTTATGTTGATAAAGCTGCTACTAATATAACTTTTTCTAATGAATTGTTTCATCATATTAAATGTATGACTCCTAAAGAATATAATTTATTTAGTTATGTTATTAATAATATAGACAAGAATAATAATATTAAACTAAATAGACTTATTATTAGTAAAATTATTAATAAAGATATTAATCAAACAAGTACTTGTCTACATGATTTAATAAAAAAGAAAATTCTTATTAAAGATAGACATGATAAAGAATTGTATCATTTAAATAAACAATATATAAGAAAAGGTCTTGACCGTTATACTTTGGAAATAAGTTGTTTTTGTGATGAGTTTTAATATAGAGAAATATGACTACTGTTACCATAGATAAACTTCTTACTATTGATGAAACAGGTATGCCTAAAGCTCCTACTCTTCGTCAGATACTTGATAAAGATGTTGCTTTACTTTGGCAGAGAGATACTACAAAGGATAAACGTAAGTATATAGCTGAAGCTGGCGTTATTTATTATCTGGGAGACCCGAAGTCTCCTGCTAAGCAGCAAGGTCTTACTGATTCTGAAGCTCTACAAATGGCTATTGATAATTTTAATCTTCCTAAAGATTATCAAATTGACCCTCTTGTTCGTAAACTTATTGATAAGTATTATGTTCAGAATATTACAGAAGCTGGCGTGGCTCTTGAAGTTCTGCATAAATCTATTCATTTAGTTTCTCTTGCTGCTACTAAAATTAATGATATTCTTAATAAGAAACTTTCTTCTGCTATTTCTGATGAAGATATTGCTTCTATACTTACAATGATGGATTCTGTTAGCAAACGTGTAGTTGAGATTCCTGCACTTACTAAAGCTCTTGGAGTTGCTTATGAGAATCTACGCAATGAAGAAGAAGAACAACTTGCTCGTGGCGGTAAACAGATTCTTTCAAGTATGGACGCTGATGAAGATTAAAATTATAAAGATATGTATAATATTAATCCTATATATAATGACATAAGGCTTTATTTTGATGAGCCTACTCATAAATATACTGATAGTTTTGGAAATAAATATATTTCTGTAACTACTTTATTGCACAATTATAAAACCGAATTTGATAAAGAATATTGGCTTAAGAAGAAAGCTAAAGAACTTGGTATTTCTGAAGCTCGTCTTGCTAAACAATGGCAAGATATCACTGATGAAGCTTGTATTCGTGGAACAAAAACTCATAATGGACTTGAAGACGGTGTTAAAACTACTTCTATGTTTTATAATGCAGTGCAACATATACCACGAGAAGATAATAGTATGACAACTGTTGCCGATATTAATACTATTGATAGATATATTAAACCAGTTGTTCTTAATGATTTTATTGATATTACTGAAAATAAATATCCTAAGATTTATGAAATATTTGATTACTATATTAAAAATGGATATAAAATATATTCTGAAATAGGTGCTTTTCTTCCTAATTTACTTATTAGTGGTACTATTGATATACTTATACTTCGTGAGGATAGATATATAATAGGTGATTGGAAGACTAATAGAGGTGGTCTTAAATTTGAAGCTGGATATTATAAAAAAGATAAAACTCAAAAACCTAATCAATTAACTGATGAATGGGTTACTAAGAATGATACTTTGCTTCCTCCTGTAAATCATCTTCCGGATTGTAATGGAGCTATTTATAATCTTCAGCTTTCTATGTATGCTTTTATGGTAGAATGTATTTTAGGCATTCCTAATGCTGGTCTTTGGCTTTGTCATATTGATTCTGATTTTGTTCTTAATGAATATGGTATGCCTAAAAGGTTTCCTGATGGTCTTTATCATGTTAAGAAGAATCCTGTTGAGAAAGTTACTCTTCATAAAATGAAGTACCTTAAACAAGATATTATTAATATTCTTGCTGATAGAAGAAAAGTTATTCAAGCTGATATTGTTCGTAGTAAAAGTTTATTTGATTAATATGAAGAAGTTATTTATTCTGTTTTTTATAGGAGTTTTATTTATTTCTTGTAATAATAGTGCTCCTGTGGAAAAAATAGTATATGTTCCTGTAACAGATACTACTTGCGTTGATAGTCTTATTTATTATAGAGAACAACTTAGACATACTCAAGATTCTCTTGCTTATGTTAAAGATTCTCTTGGAGAAGATTTATTTGTTGCTAAATATAAACTTGGTCGTATTAAGTATTATACTAATATAGTAGATAATAAACCTTCTCAAATAAAGTTTTATAAAGGATGGATAAAAAGAGTATTAAAAGAATAATATAATATGGATGTAATTTGTTCTAATAATAAGTTTAGAGTTGCAATATATAAGTGTGGAGTTTATGAAGATATTCCGACTTATATACTTAGTTTTAAAGTTCAAATTAAAATATTGTTCTTTTGGATTACTATTAAAGAATTTTGTGAACTTGATTATCGTACTAATCCTAAAATTTGTGAACGTGATGCTGTTGAACTTTATAATAAAATAACTGGTCATTATGGCAAATTTTGATAAAGAATTTGATAAACTTATACTTGTAGAAGGAGGTTATTCATTTGACCCAGATGATGCTGGTGGTGAAACTTATCTTGGTATAAGTCGTAAAGCTAATCCTCAATGGCGGGGATGGGTTTATATTGATGAAGTTAAAAAGGCTAATAAAAATGTTTCTAATTCTAAATTAACTTTTATACTTAAAAGTAATGATAATATTACTAAATCAGCTAAAAGACTTTATAAAAATATGTATTGGGATATTATTGACCTTGATGATATTCCAAGTCAAAAAATAGCTCATCAACTATTTGATACTGCTGTTAACTGCGGGGTGTCTCGTGCAATACGTATTGCTCAACAAGTTGTTGGTATGACTATTACTGGCAAATGGAGCAATGAACTTAGATATAATCTTATGCAATATGGAGAATAAAAATAAGTTATGGATAATTATAATTGTAGTAATTGCGTTTCTTGCTGGTTATATTATAAGTGCTTTAACCAAACAGAATATAACCAATACAACTGTCAAACCACAATGTATTGTAGATATTGATACTACATATAATAAAATTGTTTTAGATTCTATTGAATATAATATTACTAAAAAAGATTCTGTTATTTATCATATTAAATATAAAATGAAAAATGAAGTTACTAAAGTTCTTGAGCTTGATGATAGTGCTGCTGTTAAACTATTCAAAGAACTTGCAAGCGGCGACTAATGATGGTATTCCCTCTACGGGCGGAGTAGAATGTTCTGATTCGGCTGTAATTGCTGTACCTGCATTACTAATTAAAAAAGCTAATGCTAAAATGATTGAACGTAAATATCTACTTCTTATTACTAATGAACAAGATTCTATTATTAATATGAAAGATAAATATATTAATGAACAACAGAAAATTATTACTGATTTTCAAAAGAGAATTGCTGATACTAATAAACTTAACGAAACGATTAAAAAAGATTTAGATAAACAAAAGAAACGAAATAAGATTATTACTTATAGTGCTGGTGGTGTTATTATTGGACTTGTAATTGGACTTATAGTTAAATAAAATAATATGAGTAAAAATAATTTGTTTGGTTTTAATGTTGCTTCTAATGAAACAACTTTTAATAGTATTAATATACCTGATGGTTATGTTAATATTCCCGGATTTGCAGGATATATGATTAATAAACATGGTTCGGTAATAAGACTTTATTGTAATAATACTAAACGGAAAGAAGTAAAAGGCTTTATTAATGTTCATGGATATATGAAAGTAGGTTTAAGAAAAGATAATAAAACTTATCATACATCTATTCATAGAATAGTTGCTGAATTGTTTGTTCCAAATCCTAATAATTATGATATTGTAAATCATAAAGACGAAAATAAAACTAATAATAATTATACAAATATTGAATGGTGTACTACTCAATATAATAACACTTATAAAAATGCTAATAATAAATATATTGAAAAACGTAAAGCTGTTATTTGTTATGATTCATATACAGATACCGAAATAAGATATGAAAGTCTTTTTGATTGTTCTAAAGCAATGAATATTAATAGTGGTACTATATATGAAAGAATAAAAAATAATAAATCATTATATAATAGGTATCAATTTAGATATGAATGAATATCCTTTTCTTAGTTATATTGAGGAACAAGATAAACTTAAAAGATATAAAAAGGCTTCTGAATTAGGATATTATGACCCTTATGATTATTTTCTTATTGGAGATTCAGGAGGTTTTCTAATGAATATTGATGCTAATACTAAATTTATTAATACTGAATTATTTCAAGAAGTAGGTTTATATTTTGATAAACATAAGAAATATACTAATTATAAAGTTGATTCTATTCCTCATAGACAATTTAGAAGACGGGAGCAATATCGAAGAAAACATGGATTTGATGCTCCTTGTCTTCTTTGTGCAGACGGGTCTATTAAAACTGTTCATATAACCGGTAGTCATTATAATTTTCTTAATTATTGTAGAATTGAACAACTTGACCAAAGTAGTATTGTTAATGGTAAAACAGCTACTGCTAAAAAGCATTATGCTCGTCCATTATTTATAGATAGTCAATGGTGGGTATTTAATATAATGGAGTTTGCTGAGAAGAATGGTTTTCATCTTCTTATAGATAAAACTCGTCGTGGTGGTTTTTCTTATATGATGGCTGCTGATTCAGCAAATGCTGTTAATGGAAGTTCTCGTAAAGTAGTTATTCATGTTGCTGTTGATAAGAAATATCTTACTCAAACTGGTGGTCTTACTGACTTTGCCGTTAATGATTTAAAATTCTATGAAGAAAATACTCCATTTGTTCGTGGCATTATGTCTACTGTCAAGTCTGACTTTAGACTTGGTTATAAGTTACCTAATGGTATGGAAGCAGATAAATCTTGGAGGTCTGCTCTTATTAGTGTTTCTGCTGCAAATAATCCTGACTGTGCTATTGGTAAAGACGCGGTAAAAGTTAAAGTCGAAGAGGTATCTACAATGGATAACTTCGACGAGTTTATGAATGTTACTGAACCTGCTATGCGCACTGGTTCTTATACTACAGGTATGCTTTGTGCTTGGGGTACTGCTACTTCTGGTAATATGCAAGTCTTTGAACAGAATTTTTATGATGTCAAAGGCTTTAATTTTATGCCTTTTGAAAATGTTTGGGATAGAGATTGCCGTAATGAAACTTGTGGTTTCTTTAAACCTTATTGTTGGGGTCTTCAAGGTGAGATTGATGGTGTTCAGGGAGTAGATAAAGATGGTAATAGTAATTTAGCTGTTGGTCTTGAAATAGCTCGTCGTGAACGTATTAAAAAGAAAGAAAGCGTTAAGAAGTATTCTGATTATATTAATTATCTTGGTCAGTATGCTAATTTTCCTGCTGAGTCTTTTAGTAGTGCTTCTGAAAATATATTTAGTTCCGAGGAACTTTCTGCTTGGGAAGATAGACTTCGTGTTGATTCTGATTTACATTTTTATGTAGATGGAATGTTTGAACTTGATGAACGTAATATTGTTCAGTTTAAGAGTAATGCCAGACTTCATTCTGAAGGTAAAAAAGTTTATGATTATATTCTTGGTGTTCCACGTAGAGGGCATGAAGACCCACATGGTTGTATTAGACGTTGGTTCGCTCCTGAATATGAAGAAGTTAATATTGCTGGTAGGTTAATTAAACGCATTCCCGAAGGTCTTTATAGTATTAATTATGACCCTGTTGGCGTAGACAAGAATAAAGATGAGGTTACTAATAAACATTCTCATAATAGTATTATGGTTTGGATGAATCCTCATCCTCTTAATGGTTTCAAACAAAAGCTTGTTTGTACTTATTATGGTCGTCCTGAAACTCTTGAAGAAGCTGATAGAATTTGTTATCTTCTTGCACGTTATTATAATTGTATTGGTACAACTAATGTCGAAGTCAATCGTGGAGAAACTGTTTCTAATTTCCGTAAATGGAACGCTCTTCAATATCTTGCTTGTGAGCCTCTTTATGTTTGGGATGCTTCATTTAAAGGTAAAATTAATACTACTTATGGTTTTAATATTTCTGGTGAGCAACATAAGCTCGATTGTATTCGTTTACTAAAAGAATTTCTTTATGAAGAAATTGGTAAAGATGAGTTTGGTAATCCTGTTCGTAATTTTCATCGTATTTATGATTATCAAACTATTCTTGAATTAAAGAAATGGTCTGTTAAAGGTAATTTTGATAGAGTGTCTTCTATGCTTCTTCGAGGTATTGAATGGAAAGGTTTTAATATTCTTGCCGAAGATGAGATGCAAAATCGTAAACCTCTTACTTCTGAAAATATTGATGAAAATGATATTCTTAATAGACCTTGGTTTTAAATTAATAATAATTATATGAGAACTTATTTACAGCCTTTTGATTTTCCACAGCAACGTGTTCCTAATTCTCGTAAAAAAGAAGCTGATTGGTATGCTAATTGTTGTGACTTTGTTATTGCTCAGGCTTATACTTGCCGAGATGTGAATGAACTTGAAGTTAAATATGGAGTTCTTCATGGTAAAATCCCTGATGAATTTTATAAGAAAATACTCAATCCTTATAATGCTACTAATGAAAAATATACTCGTTTTCCTGCTACTATGCGTAACTATGACCTTATGAAAGGTGTTATACGTAGATATATTGGTGAGTATAATAAAAATCCTCATGACTTTATTGTAGGTGCTAACAATCCTGAAGTTGTTCTTGCTCGCAATTCTGCTCTTAGACAAGAGCTTCAGCAACTTGTTAGTCAACAAATTGCAGCTCGTATTCAACAAAGTTATCAAGAATGGGTTAATGGTGGTAACGACCCACAACAATTTAATCCTCAACAACATATTGATGTTGAAGCATTTACTAAAGAATTTAATGAAAATTATATAGATGATATTTCTGCACAAGGTCAAGCTCTCCTTAATGTTATTCAAGATATAACAGAAGATGCTATTCTTTATAGTCAGTTTTATTTTGACTTTATAACTTTTGGAGAGGCTTATACTTATACTGATGTTGTTGGCAATAAACTTATAAAAAGAGTTATTCACCCTCGTGATGCTTTTCCAGTTAATACTGACAATATGTTTAGAGAAGATGATGATATGTTTGCTTGTCGTCGTAAGTTAAGTTATCAACAAATTATGGATGAGTTTGATGAATATCTTAATGATGAGCAACGTGCTTTTCTAAATACTTATTATGCTAAGCAATCTTATGCTACTCCTATTGAACTTATGTTTAGACAATATGAAGTTACTTTTCCTGATGTTTGTAAGAAGTTTACACAAGAAGAACGTGAACTTTTTAGAAAAGACCCTAATATACGTCGTGATTCTAATCCAGACTTGTTTGATGTTTGGCATGTTGTTTGGAGAGGAGAAGAACGTAGAGCTTTGGTTACTTATGTAAATGAAGTTGGTCTTATTGATACAAGAGTTGAAAATGATGAATATAACCTTAATACTAAATTAGGAGATATTTCTATTGATTATATTTGGGAGCCTCAAGTATATGAATGTGTTCGTATTGGTACTCGTAATGATGCCATTTATCCTTATGGAGCAAGAGCAATAGCTTTTAATCGTAAAGGTAAACTTCCTTATAATGGCATTAATGAACTTCTTCCTGGATTTGGTAAATTTAGTATTATTGATATTATGATGCCTTATCAGGTTTTCTATAATATTGTATCTTATCATCGAGAAATGGTTATTGCTAAGAATAAATTAAATATTCTTCTTATTGCTAAATCTCTTCTTGGTAAAGCCCCTGAAGAAACTCTTTATCGAATGATTGCTGATGGTATGCTTGCTGTTGATGATACGTATGACCAAGGTATGCTTCGCGCTCAACAAGTAAGAATACTTGAAACTAATATTGGCGATTATCTTACACAGCTTAATAATCTTCTTACTGAAATTAAGAATGCTGCTAATGAGCAAGTTGATATGACTGCTCAACGTTATGGTGAAATTGCTAATAGTGCTGGAAAGAGTGTTACTGAAGAAGCTGTAATTCGTGGTTCAATGGGTTCTGTAATAATTGAATTTATTGCAGATATGGTTAGAGAAAGAGATTATAATAGAGATATGGACTATTCTAAACTTGCTTGGATAGATGGTCTTGATACTTCTTATCGTGATGCTCATGGAGAATTAAAATATATTAGTCTTGATGTTGATAGACATATTTATGCTGATTATATTATTAAGTGCAAACTTTCTACTAAAGAGCGTGAGAAACTTCAACAACTTCAACAATATGCTTTTAGTGCTGCACAGAATGGAGATAACATGATGGCTATTGCTGCAATTGAAGGAGATAATGTTGCCACTATTACTAAACTTATTAAGAAGTTCCAAGAGCAAAAAGATGCTCATGAAGAACAGCTTAAACAGCTTGACCAACAAACTGCTCAAATGCAACAAGAATTTGAAGTTGAAAAGATTAGAGTCAAAGGTGAAGAAGACCGTAAGACTAAAGAGCTTGAAGGTTATCTTGACCAACAGATTGAACTTATTAGAGCAGATGCTAATGCTATTAGTTATAATGCAGAAATTGGTGATGCTAATAAGAATCAAGCTCTAAATCGTCTTGATGCTGCTCGTGCTCGTGTAGAACAAGAAAAGGTTAATGTTGAAAGACAAAAAGCTTATCTTGATGCTTATAATAAAGAACGAGATAGACAGGTTAAAGAAAAGGATATTGAAGCTAAAATTCAAATTGCTAAAATGAAGCCTAAACCTACTTCTAAACCTACTTCTAAAAAATAAGGTGCGTATAATTCCATAGAATCAGCCCTGCCGAAATGAAATAGTTCGGTGGGGTTTATTTTTGCCGTTTAATAGCTGTTTATAGCTCGATATGGGGCTTAAATTTTTGAAGTGATTAGTTATTCGCCTCAATGAACGATGGTTCCTCTACGGGCCAGGAAATAAAGCATTACTTGCTGATATTATTATACGCAGCATATATAATAAAGTAAGAAGTTCATATTGTTATTAGTCATTTTCTTGTTTGTTCTATTGTTGATACTATTATTTATTGTTATAATTGTAATGTTGTTAAACCATTAAATAATTATAGATATGGAAATGGATTTTGGTTATGGGCAGAATGGAAACGGCAATGGTGATGGGTCTGCTGGTGGAACTGATGACGGTTCTCAAAAAACTGATTTAGGTACTGGTAAAATCGACCACGATGTCAATGGTGTTTCTGTTGATGATATTGATAGAAACGATGGCAATGGTGACAATGGCGGTACTGGTACTGGTGATAATGGTAACGGTGATAACGGTGGTAAAAATGATAATGCCAATAAAAACGATGATGGTGATGGTAACAAAGGTAATAACGGTGATGGTAACAAAGCTGATGAACCTTTGCAGGCTGGAACTGTTATTGAAGTAGGAGAAGAGAAATACACCGTTGACGCTAATGGCAATCTTGTTGATAAAGATAACAATATCTTTAAAGAAGCTAAAGATGTTAAGGCTTGGCTTGAAGAGTTTGACAAGGTTGAAGATACTGATAAAGATACTATTTCTATGTCTTCTATTCAAGAGGCTATTGGTATCGAAATTACTGATGACAATGGTAAGCCTATTGAATATGAAAATACTCCTGCTGGAGTTAAAGCTTATATTGATGCTGTAATTGAAACTTCAAGGGAGGAGCAACAAGAAGCTGCTATTAATACTCTTTATCAGAAGTATCCTATTATTAGTGATGTTCTAAATTACTATATTGCTAATGGTAATTCTCTTGAAGGTTTTGGTGAAATTCCTGACCGTTCTGGTATTACTATTGATGATGCTGATGAAGCACAGCAAGAAGCTATTATTCGTGCTGCTTGGAGAGAACAGAATCGTAAAGGTGATGTAGAAGGTTATATTGGTTATCTTAAATCTTCTGGTACTTTACTTGCTACAGCTAAAGAAGAACTTGCAGCTATGCAAGAAGCTGACGCACAATATCGTAAAGAACTTGAAGAAGAAGCTGAACGTAAGGAAAATGAGCGAATTGAGAAACTTGAAAAATATTGGAACGGAGTTCATGATGTTATCAAGACTCGTCAAATTGCTGGTTATCAAATTCCTGAACAGATTATAATTAATAGAGATGGCCAAAAACTTTCTGTTACTCCTGAAGACTTTTTTAATTACATTTATCGTGTAGACCAAAATGGTCATTCTGCATATGAACGTGATTTAGCTAAACAAACTCCTGAAAGTAGACGTGATGATGAGATTCTTCGTGCATATCTTATGTTTGTTGGTGGTAATTATTCTAATCTTGTAAACATGGCTATTAATAAAGAAAAGGTAGCAACACTTAAACTTAAAGCCAAAGAATTGAATAGAAACACAGTTAGAATTACTAAACCTGCTACTGCTAATAAAAAAGATTCTAACATTGATTTAGGTTATAATTAATTTAAAGTTGTAGATTATGTACAAAATGCGTATTCTTTCACAGGGTCGCTATGAGGATAGAGGATATTCTAATGAAGAGAGTATTGCTTATCTTCAACTTACTAAGCCTGTGGAAATTAATGCTTTTATGACCTATAATTATGGCATGGATGATGACCGTTTTCCGTTGTCGTTTATGACTGAGGGTCAAGGAAGCTCTGGTGTTGTTGATATTGCCACTGTTCAATGGACTTGGAGTACAATGGGTCGTATGAAGTTTACTGACTTTGTTACCTATTTTAATACCGCTAACACAAATCCAGGTCTTGCTGGTGCTGAGTTTGAGGTTCATTTTAGTACTCATTGGTTTATTGAGCAATATGGTCTTCTTGCTCCTGATGGTAAGACACAAGTTCGTATTCAGAAAGACCTCGGTGAGTCTCCTTATGGTTATGCTTATCTGTTGAAGATTACTAATCCTAATCCTAATGCTTTTGTTGACCCTGAAATGCTTGCTAAGGGTAAGTATTGGAGTATGACTGCTCCTACGGTTTCTGAATCGTATTCTAAGGGTAACAGAAGTAATTCTATGGGACCGGGTAAGATGACTTCTCAGCTTGAGTTCCATCGTTACTCTAAGGAGATTGCTGGTAATCTTGCTAACGTTGTTACTTGCTATGAGTTTAAGAATGGAAGTGGCGGTACTTCTAATCTTTGGATTAACGAAGAGATGCGTCAGTTCAATCTTACTATGCGTGTAATGAATGAAGAGCGTCTGTGGATTGCTGAGTATAACCGTAATACCAATGGTGAAATTATATTGAAAGACCGCGATAATGGCAAACCCATTCCTCATACTTCTGGTATGTTGGAGATTTGTCGTGAGTCTAACTACGATACTTATGGTGAGTATCTAACTATTGGTAAGCTGAAGAGAATTGTTGATGATGTTCTTGACCGTGATACTGATACTGGTTCTATGGACGTTGTTCTTATGGCTGGTAAAGGTTTCATGGAGGACTTCGATGATTCTTTGAAGCGTGATGCTAAGGATAATGGTTTCCTTACTCCTCTTGGTGATAAGGAAATACAGGGAAATGGTTATGGGCTTGAATATGGTGCTTATTTCCGTGCTTATAAGACTGTTGATGGTCACCGTATTACCGTAAAGCATTGTTCTTTCTTTGATAAGGGTACTATCGCAGAAGCTGCTAAGCAGAATGGTTATATTCATCCTCGTTCTGGTCTTCCTATTACTTCTCACCAAGCTGCATTTATTGATTTCTCAAGCTATGAGGGTCAAAGGAATGTTCGTATGGTTCGTCAAAAAGGACAAATATATAAGGCTAAGGTTATTGAGGGTATGACTGATATTCCAGCTTGCTGGGGTCTTCCTAATACTAACCATGCTGCTACTGAAATTGACTTGGCACGTTATGAAGTTAAATCTTCTATCGGTCTACAAGTTAATAATTCTACTAAGATGTTCTTGTTGAGTTGTGCTTTGTAATAATAAATAAACTGATGTAATTATGGATGATAATAATGCTAAAGCCAGTTTTAGAATCGGTAATGCAAGTACTGATGCTGGTGCAGATAAAGCAGAAGTAGATAACACGCCCTCCCCCGTAGAGGAACAACCTAAGCCACAAGCTATTGTTAAAGATATTAATTATGGAGAGTTAGAATATACTGACCGTCGTAGTGTAACTATCATGCTTGTTAAGAATTATAGTCTTTATCGTAAAGCTAATGACAAAGTTCTTCCTAAGAAGATGGATTATATTGGTAGTTGTGTTCAATCTTCTCAAATTCTCGCAGCTAATAAACAAGAGGTTGAAGCGTATTTTCCTAATATCGTCGGTCGTTCTATTAATGACCCGGATTTTGTAATGCGTGTTAAAGAGTATCTCAACAATATTCGTGTTAGTGTTGATGAACTTGGACGTACTTTTGATACTTCTTTCCTTTATTATCATAAAAAGGATTATGACAGAATCCATGCTGAGGAAACTAAAATAGAAGAGGAATATCAGAAAGCTGACCGTACTACTACTAAGAAACTTCGTGAAGCTCTTAAAATTAAGATTAATGCTCTTAATGCTCTTGAAGGAACTAAGCATAAGTATGGTTATCCTCTGAATATGTCTGATTATCTGCTTTATCGTCATTGTCTTTTGTATAATGATGTTGCAAAAGATATAGCACTTGTTAATGCAGATGCTTCTGTTAGATTCTACTTCAAAGATGATGTCAAAGAAGCTAAGAAACGTCAAGACTTCCGTCAGCAAGTTAATCGTGCTAAAGCAAATTATGTTGCTTGTCTTGCTGACGATACGCTCTTTGATGCTATTTACATTCAGTATTGTATCACTAATAATCTACCAGTTATTTCTTCTCTTGCAGAAGATAGACTTGAAAGAGAAATTAAGCTAGATAAATTTAGTACTGAACATCCGGATAAATTTAATAGAATCTTTAATAACAAAGACAATAAACTGATTGCGCAGATTGAGATGCTTATCGCTCGTGGTGAGCTTAATCGTTTGCAATATAATCAGAATATTACTACTGCTGATGGTGAACTCATTGGAGCAAACATGAAAGAAGCCGTTGCTTGGTTTAAGAATCCTGCGAATGCTTCTGTTGTGAATGCTTATTTGAATAGACTTAATAATATTTAATATGACTATTCACGAGATGCACAATACGTTTCGGACTCTTGGTCAACAAATGGGTCTGCAACTTAATAGAGGTATTCTTCCTGAAAGTATTGATGTCTATCTCAATGATGTGATTATGGAGAAAACTCGTACTGAGCTTCTTGAGGGGGTTCGCACTGCTCTACAAGACAATGTGAACACTCAAGCTCAAACGATGTCTCCGATTAATACTTTTAGAAATCTTCTTCGTACTGCTCGTTATAAAATTGATGTGGACACCATTGGAGATGATAAAAAAGTAGATTATTATAATGCTGACAATGGTTTTCATATAATCAATATTCCTACTGTTGATTCTGGTGTTACAGTTGATGCTGGAGAGTATTCTATGACACCTCTCATGTTCTTAGGGTTTTCCATTGAGTATGACAATACTCTTCGTGGTAATCCTATTGCTTGTAGACTTGTTGGTAGTGATGTTCTTGAAACTACTCTGCGAGATTATTGTAACGGAGCTTCTAAAGATGCTCCGATTGTTTGTTTAACTTCTATACCTGTTGTCTCAGATAGTGTTGAACAGACAGGAGTTATTTCTAATGAACAACTCGAAGTTTATCTTAATGCTAAGAATCAAAAGATTCAATATCTTAACGTTAAATACGTTAAAACTCCTAATGTTGTTAAGTATGATGTAGATACAGCTAAATGTGTTAATTGTGACCTTCCTGTCTTTACACATTTTGAAATAGTTGAAAGAGCTGTTTATAAGTTTTATCAATCTATTGGAGCTACTTCTAATCAATCTTCTCAACAACGTTCTCAATAAGTAAATAACAATAAAATTTAAGCAATATGCGACAACTGATTTTAGCTGGTAACGTTGCTTATCCTTCTGCTGCTACTTTGAATGCTGTTCCTGCCGGAGCTTGTGGTTTTTACTACAACAATAATGGACAGCTTGCTGCAGATAGTGACGGTTCCCATATAACTCGTGAGGGTATGCTTGTTCTTGGTCGTGCTGCTGCTGATGGTGGTCCTGTTGTGCTTCCTGTATTTAAGAATAATTTTTCTTATGTAAAAGGAGTATATCAGGCTGCTACTGCTTTTAAAGCTACGATTAAAATTGCAGCTCCTACTAAAATTGGAGAATATTCTTTGATTGTTGTTAAGAAAGGTCAGCAATTTAATTATCGTAATAAGTGGACAGCTACTGTTCTTGTTACCGATGTTACAATGACTGCTGATGCACTCGCAAAGGCTCTTGCAGACCAGATTAATAACAACACCATAGGTCATGGTTGTATTGCTAATGCAAGTTCTTCTACTATTACAGTTGATGCTCAAGAAAAAGGTGTTGACTATGATATTGTAGGTGCAGATTGGCTTATAGGTCAAGCAGTAAGTATTACAAGTGCTGGTATTCCTGCTTATGGTGATGCTGCTTATGTAACTGACCTTGCTAACAAGGCTGCTGCTGACGCTGGATTTGAGTATACGTTCTATACTTGGACTCGAAACTTGTATCCGAACTATCCTCTTAATCCTCTTAAAGCTGCTGATGCAGAAGATGCAGGTTATACTATCTTTACTCTTCGTTTTGCTGAACCTCGTGATGTCAAGACCCGTGATGAAGTAGTTAATCAAATTATTCAGGTTGTATTCCCTACTGGAGCTACCGGTATTACTGCATTTGAAACTGCTTGTAAAGCCCTTGCCGGAATAGCTTAATAAGCTATTAGTTTTCATAGGTATTTATTTACAGAAAAGAGGTTGTCGATGTTAATAGAAATATTAATATTGATGGCCTCTTTTACATTATAAAACTATGGATATTTTAGGTGAAGCTCTTGCGCAAGGTATAACTCCTGCTATTGTAGTTGCTCTATACTTGATTGTTGTAAAGATTATAGATAATAAAAAAGATAAAGCTCAAGCAAAGATTAGTTCTGAACTTGTTAAATCTATAACTAATATAAGTACATTCATTAATACTATTACTAAAAGTACTATTGAAAGAGATAAAGACAAATGTAAAGCCGCAATTACAGATTCTATGAATCATTCAGCTTATAAATTAATTAAGTTTGTTGTAGACACTCTTATCAATAATCATATTGACATTAATAAAGAAACTATACTTGCCAATATTAAGAATATTACCAATGCTGAATATTATACTACTTATTCTACTTTATCTCTATATGAACTTAGTGGAGAAAAGGTTTCTACTCATCTTAAAAAAGAATGGATAGGAGAAGTGGAGCAAGCTATAATTGCAAGTATTTATAATGATAAACTTAATGTTGAAGATAAAATACTTAATTTTTCTAATAAGATTAATCTGAAATTTCAATCTTATATTACCTATGTCATAAATAATTCTATAAAAGGATAATACTATGGATGATAAACTAAGACAAACTCTAATAGACGACTATAATAGTCTTCTTGCAGATATGCAATCTGATAATATTAAAAGACTTGAACTTGGTTTTATATCCGACTATTGTGTTCCAATGCTATTCTCAATACTTATTCATTGTATGGAAAATATTGAAGTTTTTAATTCTACTCAACTTAATAATATTTCTAATTTTATAAATAAATTAAGTTATGTCGGATAGCTATAATGAAGTTCATGTTCTTGACAATAAAGAACAAGAATCATATAAGGAGATTAATCCTGAATATGTTTATCTTACTATTCCAGCTGAATATGTTTGTGTTTATCACAAACTTTTGACGTATATGGCTGACTTCGGTCGAACAATTGTTGATGATTGTAATGCTGTATGTAAAGGCAATAGTAAGAATATTATTACTTGTTGGAACTTGTTTCAGTCAGCTATTACTTGTCGTACTTTAGGCCGTGATAAAGAAGCTGCACTATTTATTGATTATATTGAGAAACAACTTGAACTTATATATAAAGGTTCTGGTAAGAATGTTTATAAGTCTACCGTGCCTCTTGCTGTAACTGAAGATGGTAAACTTAAAGCTATGGTTAGTTGTGGCAATGATGTTAAGTTTATAGTTGATGCTGAAACGGGAGAACTTTATGAACAATATCTTGAAAGTAAAGATGATGGTAAAGTTTATACTATTAAAGATGATGATTTGATTGTTACTGATACAAGTGAGACTGATATTGATGTTGATTCCTCTACGGGCAATTGCCAATAATCAATATAGACAATAATTATCAAAATGGCTGAATTTAGCTATTATTAGCTTCATGGACTTTCGGACATACGCTCCGATACTCTTTATAATCTATGAGCAAAAGCCTGTCAGACAGCCTTAAAATAAGTCACAATAATTAATAATTTTATGAAATCTGCTTATAAAAATCTTGGTAAAGTTTGTCTTACTCCTGCTGGTGATTGGACAAGAGCAAATAGTTATGAACGTATAGATGTTGTTACACATCCTATTACAGGTCGTAGTTATATTGCTAAGAAAGATGTACCTACAGGAGTAAGTATTGAAAATCAAGAGTATTGGCAACCTATTGGTTCTGGTGGATATAAAGACAATAATATTATTATTATTTCTGATATTGACCCTAATACTCATGAACTTGTCAAATATACTCTTCAAACAGCTATCACTGCTATTGGTGCAGAAGATAAACGACCTGGGCTTATTCTTGGTTTTTATGGTATTAATACAGCAAGTCAAGATGGAGATTCTGAATGGTTTCTTTATCAGTTTAATTCTGATACTGTTGATGATTGGAATAAACTTGACTGCTGGATAAGTATTTATGATAATATTGATAAGTTCAAAGGTTATTTTCTTAATGAATGTCTTCTTGTAAATTCTGTATCTTATCCAGAGGTTGGTGATTATGCTTTTGTTGGAGCTACTATGGAAGATGCAATTCTTTATGTTTGTATTGAAAAAGGTAATTGGAAAAATACTAATACTCCCGCATTTGCTTTTGCTAATAAATATAAAGCTGTTCATTCACGTGATTTTGGTGAATTTGAAACAAAGTTAGATGAAACTTATGCCGATAGAGCTACTAAAGATGCTTTAGGTAATGTTATTCATGATACTTATATTACAAGAGAAGGTCTTTCTAATGCTATTATAGAAGAAGTGAAAAGACAACTTGCAGCTCTTAAATAGAGTTGCTATTAAACTATTTGTTATGGCTAATATTAATAATCTTAAAATAGGAGCTAATAATCCTAATGCTATAATGTTCGACGACATATATATTCAATCTTATGGAGAAGAACTTTTCAATAGTTGGTATAAATATAGTGGAGATGGCGGAGGATATTATGTTCATGGATTGACTCTACTTCCAAGTAATGGAGACTGGAATGTTTATTGGTGGCCATGGGATTTAGGAATTCCGAGTGGTGGTCTTAAAGATGTTGATGGAGGTTCTCATAATTGGGGCTATGTCCAAGATGGTATTAATAAGAATTTAACAGGAGGTATTAATAAAAATTTTCCTGATAATGGTTGGGGTACGTCTGATTGGAATGCTTCAATATGTTTTTATGGTAGTGCAGATGGCAATAGTACTATTGGAAGTAATAATGCTTATGATTTTGGTGACCATCCTATTGTTATTAAATTCCTTGATTCATTTATTGAAGGTTGTACCTTTACTATTATGAATAATGCTGATATAACTATATCAGAAGATAAGAGAACTGTTACTATTAGAAAAGTTAAAGCTAATGATAGAGCTTTAAAAATTACATGGGAAGAAAATAGTCTTGATTTTATTCGTCAAAAGCTTTCTGAAGTAAGAGTAGATATAACTGGACTTAGTTATCATTATAAAATATTAAAAGTCGCTGATAATTCTTCTGTTGAATGCTGGGATGTAAATATTGGCGATACTAAAGTTTATCATAAAGATAAAACTGTTGAGAATTGTTGGATTAAATATGGAATGATAACTGATACTTGGAAAGGTGATGATGATGAAGAACCTACTATTCATGATTATTATAAAATGAATATGGCCGGTGTTTCTTCTGAATTAGATGGATATATTCTTCCCGAGACAGTTGACTATGAGAATTATATTCTTCCTAAAGATAATTCTGGTATAAAACCTATTCAATGGGCTCATGCTATTTTTAATACTGAATTTTGGGATAATATTAAAAACTATCTTCTTACTCATCCCGTAATTATGGTTGAAGATTTTCAAGTTTCAGAAAGTAATCCTAATTATTCTAATTATACTTCAGACGATAATAATAATAGAATTACCAATGGTTGGTTTAATGGTTCTAATTTAAGTGGTGACTTGCCCATTAAGTTTAATGGTTCTAATTTAAGTGGTGACTTGACCATTAAGTTTGATGGTTGTTTTGCTAATCAAAGTTTAAGGAACTGGATTATTGGTACTACTCTTGATACTCTTACTTTTCAATTTCTTCAAGATAATCTTAAACTTAGTGTTTCTCAATTCATGTTTAGAGACTGCACTATTAAGACTATCAAAGTGTTGGACAAAAATGGTAATCCATCTAATAAATTTATAGGAGCAAGAGATTGTAGCGGGATGTGTGAAAAGAGTGATATTTCATATTTTCCTGATATTATTGATTGGACTTCAGCAGCTGACGTTGATGCTATGTATGGTGTTCCACTTCAATATGCTTTTAGTTATTGTTATAATCTTACAGAAATAGCGCAACATGGAGATGATAGAACTGCTAATTCTAATAATATTAGAATTATTAGTTGCGCTCAATCGTTTCAGCTATGTCGTAAACTAACTAAAATAGGTCCTGTTCTTAGAATGAGTTATATAAATCTTGAACAAGTTGAAAACTATAATAGTCCTGCCTATAAAATGTTTGAAGGTTGCATTGCTCTTACTGATGTAAGAATATATGGTCTTAATGGTAGTTATGTAAATTTTGATGATAATAATCAACACGGTTATCTTCCATCTCTTGATGCAGAATCTATTAAATACCTATTTGATAATCTTACTGATTTAACTACTTATAATCCTGATACATCTATTAGTAGTACTAATAATGATTTCTTAAATAATGGGTGGCAATATTACTCTGCTAATTGGTGTTCTGGTATTTCAAGTATTAGTGGAGCTGAATTACGTGGAAGAAATAATAGCCATTTATATAATGCAAGACGTATGGCAGAATCTTCTGATTCAAGTTTCTTCTATACTACCCAAGCTATTAATAATTCAGTTAACGTAAGCGGTCTACAAGATAATGATATTCTTATTTGGGATACAGGAGGAACTCAGACAAATCTTTCTAATGGTACTACTGCAATTACAAATGCTGCTGGAACTACTGGGAGATTTTTATTTAAAAGAACAGGAGCTTCCGATATTGTAAATGATTATGACCATGTTGTAGATATAGAACTTATTACTCATTATAACCCAGCGGGGGCAAAAGCTGCTTCTGCTCAACTTCATTGTCCTTCTGAATGGGAAACTAAAATTACTTCTGAAATGATTACCGCAGCTAATGCTAAGAATTGGCATATTTATATTGATGGAACTGAAAAAGTAAACTAATATGGATAAGAATAATAATATTTGTGAAACATATAATGCTTCTACTCTTCAGCAACTATATAAGATAGTTACTGATACAGAAAATGGAGGAGTAAAAGATAAAGATGTATTTTCTGTAAGTGTAATACAAGCTATTTTTGATGGTATTACTGGAACTCGTCTTGACCAAATACTATCTTTATTTAATTGTATTTATATTCCTTTTAAAGGTAGTAGAGAAGCTACAAGACTTGCCGTAGGTAATGATATGCGTCGCAAAGGTCTTATTATTGTATTTAAAGATTTAGATAATGTAATTTATACTCAACGTTATATAAATAGTAATTCTATTGTTGACGATGATTGGAAACTTGATAACAATTGGTCTGATTGTTTTACTTCATTTGATGATGCTGATTTTATTCAGCAACTTAAACAATATCTTACTACTTATATAGATGATAAATTTGAAGATTTTGAAGCTATAAGCGTTGATGATAGCCTATCTCTTGAATCAGAGAATCCTGTTCAAAATAAAGTTATTACTGAAGCTATTAATCGTATTAATAAAGAATTATTCCCGTTAACTATTAGTGTTAGTGGTGGAGGACTATTTGAAAAGCGTACTTCTCAAAATATTACTGTTGAATGGATTATTAGAGAGGGAAGCAATTCTATAGTTCCTGATACTCTTATTATTAATGGAGAGACATTAACTAATACTCTTTTAAGTAAAGATTATGATAATGTAACTACTAATACAACTTATATAGTTAAAGCTACTAAAGATGGAGTTACAGTTCAAGGAAGTACTTCTGCTACATTTGTTAATCCAAGTTATTTTGGACCTGTTGCTGCAGGATTTAGTCCTACCGAAGAAGCTATTAAGGCATTAACTAAATCTGTTAAGAATGGTAGAGGTTATACCGGAAATACTTCTCTTAATAATCAAAAAGTTTGTTATGCTTATCCTAAATCTTTTGGAGCTTTGACTTCTATTAAAGATGCTAATAACTTTGAATATATTAATTCTTATACTCGTACAGAACTTACTGTTTGGGATGAGACATATTATGTATATGTTCTTACCGATGCTACTACTATTGACACATTTAAACAAATTTATTCTTAATATATAACTATGTCATTATTAATTGGTGATAATTTTAATTATCAAGGTCAAAAGTCTAATTTTGAAAGAGATAGCTTTGAGACTCTTGCTGCTATGAAAGCATATCCTGAGACAAGTCTTGACGATGGACATCTTTCATATTGTAAAGAAGATGGTAAACGTTATGAATATAAATCTTCTAATAGTGCTGACCCAACTACTGGCAAATGGAGAGAATTTAAAGCAGGTACTGATTCTTCTGCTGATGTAGCAGACCTTAAAGAAAAATATACTGAACTTGAAGGTTTAGTTAACGATAGTGTTTGGCAAATTCAAGATGCTACTTTTGAAATAGGTGGAGCTCAAATTACAACAGGTACTAATGGATTTGTTGGTAGAAATCTTACAGTTAGGATTAAATATTTAACTCAAGATGAAACTGAACAATCTTTTACTTTATCTGGAGTTATTCCTGGTGGTTCTGCTACTGATGCTCTTGAAGGTCTTGTAAAAATAGGTTCTGCTACAAGACAAACTGTAACTGCTAATCCTCCTACATCTGAAGCTGGTAGAACTTATCCTATTCAGAAAGACCAAAATGGTAAACTTGTAGTAAATGTTCCTGGTGGAACTTATGATGTTGCTACTACTGCTAACGGTCTTATGAGTAAAGAAGATAAAGCTTTATTAGATAGTATTCCCGGTGGTCTTGTTAGTAGTATTGACCCATTTAGTGCGACTGCTGATAGTGTAAATTTTAATTATTATAGTTTTAATAAAGCTAACGGAGAAGACCAAGAATATAATGAAGAGTTACCTGTTGCTTCACGCACTCAAGCAGGTATTATAACTGCTGCTGATAAGATAAAATTGGATAGTACTCTTGCCGGAACTGTAATGACTGCTGCTGAATACGAAGAGTTAGGTACTAAAGATAGTCAAACTATTTATTTTATAAAAGGTTAAGTTGATATTTTCTCTGCGGGTATAGCTATTGAGCTTGCCCGTAGAGGAATGTTTGTTTAAATAATGATTGTTATGAGCGATAAACAACTTTATGAAAAAAGAGTTAAGGATTATTCTAAAATATATCCTCTAACTTATATGCGAAATATACTTGATGAAAATGGTAATAATAATCTTGTAGATATATTTAAATGCTATAATCATATTTATGTTACTTATACTAATAATGTTTCTTCTACTCGATTGCTTGTACCAGAGTTTCTTCGTAAATATGGACTTTGGATTAGTTATGAGAAAGATGGAAAACTTTATACAGAAGCTTTTCTTGGAAGTAATGTTGACGCTAAAGATGAGTATAAATGGATTGCTGATTCTAATTGGGAATATGTTCCTGATTTACAATATATAGAAAGTGTTTCTTCTCGTATTCCTAAACAAGCTATTCTTCCTGAACATCTTAGCAATAGTATTCTTGAAATGATTAGTAAGGCTGGTGCTAAAATTACTAATCTTGTTGATGAAGAAGATTTAACTGAAGCAGATTGCCATGTTATTAAACTTAAAGATAGGAAATATAATAAAGCTCTTGCTTCCGGACTTGGTTATAAAATACTTCGTAAGAATTGGGTTAATGGTAAGAATGTTCTTACTCAAAGTATGATTAATGAAACTAATACTGTTTATGAAGTTAGATATGATTATGATTTGAATGGAGAGACTATTAATATTCCTGAAGGGTGTACTTTAAATTTTAATGGCGGAAGTATATATGGAGGCTATATAAATGGTATCATAAATAATAGTTATGTTAATGTAGAAAATTTTGGTGCTAAAGGAGATGGAATAAATGATGATGGTTTAGCTATTAGAAATGCTTCTTCAGTTTGTTCTCATATTATTTTTGGGAAAAATAAAACTTATAAAATATCTAAATTATATCAATCTCCGCAAAATAGTTATTATGGAAATTTTATTGGACTTACTTTTATTAACCATTCAATAATTATTGACGGTAATGATTCTATTCTAATATTTTCTGATAATGTTTTTAATACTGATAATAGATATATAAGAATATTTAATGTTGGCCCGTGGGAACAAAATTTCTCTGATAATATAGTCGATACTTGTAAAATTAATAATCTTACTATTAATTTTGAAAATATAAATCAAACTAATTATAGAAGTATTCATTGTTTTCAATTACATAGTAGACATATAGTCTTTTCTAATTTTAATTATGAAAATATTGATAATATAGTGATGGTATGTCCTATTGTTGTCGGAACTTGTAATAATTTTACTATTAAAAATTCTACTATTATTAATAATCTTACAAATGAATCTCTGGGAGGTGTTATATGGGTTATGTTAACCAAGACTAACTATTCAATGTTTACAATGGAAAATTGTAATATTGAATGTGATGCTAATGATGAGGATATTACTGTAAGTGCATTAGTTCAAGATACTAATACTGATTTTATTGAAGTAGAATTAGATATAAGAAATTGTATATTTAAAAGTGCTAATAAAAATAAAGGTACTGCTTATTTTATGTCTAATGATATTAGAACGAATCCTAATTTTAAGACTACCGCTCATTTTACTAATTGTCAATTTTATAATACAGGAGAAATATATAAACCTATTATATTTGCACAAAGTAGAAAAGGATATAACTATAAATTTAATTTTGTTCTTGATAATTGTTATATAAAAGAGAATCCAGAATATAAAGATATACTTGAAGATGATGCTTTATATTATTCTACTTTTACAGGAACAGATGAAGTTGAATTTGAAATAACTTGTAATAATTGTATTATTGATACAAATAACTATATACTTCGTTCAAGGAATGGTAATAGATATGGTAATTTAGTTTTCAATAATTGCAATATAAATTGTGCTGGATTATTATCTGCTGTTTCTAATATATCCACAAGTAGATTTAATTTTATTATTAATAGTTCTATTATTAATATTAATAATGTTCCATTTCTAACTACCGACAATGAATATATTTATAATTCTATAATAAATTTTTCTTCTGATAAAGTTTATACAATTATTGGTAAAACTTCTGATAATTCTTATATTTCTAAAAAAGAATATAATAATGTTACAATAAACGGACGTCCTGTAAATTATAATAATAATTATTATATTATTAAACAAAAAGTTATTGAATATAATCAAGTACCGCTATATATTCTTGGAATTATAGATGAAAATGATATTGGTGGAATGTTTATTTTAGGGCCTGATTCAGATGTCAATAAATATGTATTTGATGGAACTAAATTAATAACTACAACTTCATATTTTTCATCTAATTATAAAGATATTATTGTATATAATAGTTCAATGCAACAAATTATTAAAAGTAATATAAATATAGGAACTACTTTTCCAAATAAGAAAAATATAGGTGATACTACTACTCGTCCAACAGATATATCCATTGGTTTCCAATATTTTGATACTACTCTTAATAAACCTATTTGGTGGACAGGAACTAAATGGGTAGATAGTGTTGGAAGTGATGTTTAATATATTATTAATTATAATATTATGATTACTTTTACTGATAGAGAACTATTAGAACAAATATATTTGTTACTACTTCGCATTGATGCTAAAGTTCAAGAAATTGATAATGATGATAAACAATTTAGTATGAATGTTGTTGCTAATTTAATTGGAGATATGATTAATAACAAATAATACAATGGACTTGATATTGAGACAGATTATAAGTAATTTTGACTTTGGTCTAATGCTTATTCTCAATGTTGTTACTTATGTTCTTATTAAATTTACTGACGAAATAAATAAGGAAAAACCTGTAACAACTTGGCAAAAAAGAATTATATTTGTATGTGTTTCGCTCGTTTTCGGGTGTGTTTATTATTTTCTTTCTGATGTTAAACTTATAGTTATTATTGATAGTATTGTTATTGCTCCTGTTGCTTGGAGCTGGCTTGCTAAACCAATTGCTGGTAGATTAGGAATTGATTATCGTAAATATCATAAATAAACTATGAATGAGAAATATTTAGAAACTATTGTACAATACCTTATCAAGATAGCTAACAACAATAGTAGTACTTCTGATAAAGGTATTACAGAAAAATTAGATGAAGTTATTGCTGCTGTTTCTAATATTAAAATTTCAGCTGAAAGTGTTAATCTTAATACAGATGAGTTGGAAGATAAATTAGATTCTTTAATTGGTGTTCAATTAAAGCAGAATTTTCTTAATCCTACACATTTGGGTATAGTGTCAGAAGGAGA